GGGCATCAAGGCGGGCGAGGGCATCGAGGCGGGCGAGGGCATCAAGGCGGGCTCGGGCATCAAGGCGGGCGAGGGCATGGGTATTTTTGCCGGTCTTCGCATCCACATAAAAGAATGGAGCCTTTACGCAAAGGTGTGCGCAAAGACCAAGCCTGAGGATTTAATCAGCGGCCATTGGGTTGAGGCTGAAGCCAGTTCGACGACTGAATAACGAGGGAGACTCACATGCCAAAACAAGATCCAGCCAACGCTGCGAAGCCTGGCCACTTGCAGAAGAATTTTGGCTTGAACCTGCCGGCATCAAAGGAACGCACGCAGCGAGTGACAGAAAAGGGTAAGGCTACGCTGACGCTTGCTGCGTTGCCGAAGGTGGTGCTTGACTGGAAAGCGCCGAAATGATTACTGGACGAAAGGAGCGGACATGGATGCAAGACTTGAAGAACTAAGCGACAAAGTTCGAATGGGCATACCAATTAATTTCGGAGAGGCGCTAGAGGTCATTGCTTACCAAGATGAACTGCGAGCAGAACGAGAAGCCGCAAAAGCGAAAACGCTACTCGGTCGGATGATGCGCTGGTTTCGTGGTGCATAACATCAGCAACAGGGAGATAGCATGAGCAGAGAATTTCAAGGCGTAGACATCGACGCCGCGCACATGAAGGGGGATAAAGCCATGGAACAGAACCAAGAACTGAACTACGACCCGAACAACCTGCTGGACACGTTGATCGACAAGCTGGACCTGAGGAACGATGCGCATTTATCGCGCGTTCTAGAAGTTGCGCCACCGGTTTTGAGTAAGCTCCGCCATCGCCGCCTACCGATCGGGCCGCTGATGCTGATCCGCATGCACGAGATCAGTGGATGGAGCATCAAGGAATTGCGTGCCCTGATGGGCGACCGGCGCGAGAAGTACAGGAGCATCGATCTGATTCCAGACGAAGCCTAAAAATCCACCGGAGCCAGCCATGACGCCAGAAACGATTCGCCTGTTTGACCTGCTGCTCGACAATCAGAAGGACTTGATCGCTGCCATCGTCGGCGTGACAACGAATGAGCAGCTTGAGTGCCTGCGCGTCATCGCGGAAACGCAATACAACATCACGGAGGGATTGGCACCACCATTGGTGGAGATAGGGCCAGCCGATGATAGTGGCCCGATAACGCTGCAATAACGATGGAGTCGATCATGACACCCCAAGAAATCGTCGCTGCGCTCGAAGACAGCAATCGCGCATTGCTGGAATCACGGAAATTGCCGGTATCGCCGGCCATGCTAGACCTCATGAACCATGCTGCCATCAATGGATTCAAGCTTGGTAGCAGCGTAGCCACTTCAATGGTGGAGGGCGCTATCACTGTGAAGCTGGCGAGTTGGGGTAAAGGACTGTTTATCAAAGGAGAATGATATGGGATGGCCTGATGCGTTTGCAATAGCCGCTGTCGCTCTTGCGTGGGCGTGGGTTCTTACTAAGTGTCGTTGATCAATGGAGGAATGCGTAATGAAGAAGAAAAAGCTAGATGTTACGCCGTGGTTCGATGGCAGCCAGAATCCAGCGCATATCGGCTGGTATCGGCGAAACTATGGCACATACATAACAAAAGATTATTGGGACGGAGCGAAATGGAGATTCGACGAATCAGGATGGAAATGCCTATCGCAGTATCTTCCGTGGCGCGGACTTGCGAAAAAGCCATGACAAAGAACATCAACCCAGACATTTTCTGCCGCGAATGCCAGATAGCCGGCAATCAAACGACGAGCGGCGCGTACAACTTCGATTGTGCTGATTGCTTGGCCAGGTACGCGCTCGGCTCCATGGAGCGGCTGAGTCCGAGCAAGGAAAAGGCCGAGGCGGCAAAGGATGCGCTGTTTGACTTGCTGCTGAAGGCTAGGAAAGAAGGTTTTCAACCGCCGGAAACGGCATAAATAGGAGATGTAATGAGCAACGAATCAATCAAATTGAACATGTACGAACGTAATCCCGTTTGGGAGGAAATAGAGCAGGAAATACAGGAAAAGGGACTGACCGCGCCGCGCATCACGCCTGCGGACATCGAGGCGAACATCGCCACGGAGTGGTACATCAACGGTGCCACTGGCGTAGTGCCGGACAAATTCCAGCCGCCAGTCCCTGCTGGCCATCCATTGGAACTTCTGACCTTATGCGTGCTGGTGCTGCGCAACGGATTCACCGTCACCGGCGAAAGCGCTTGCGCCAGCCCTGATAACTTCGATGTTGAGATTGGCCGCAAGATCGCACGCCAGAACGCAGTGCAAAAAATATGGCCTCTGATGGGTTATGAATTGAAAGAGCGAATGCATGCTTCCGGATTGTACGGAGAATAAGCCATGACTAAGGCGGTCAGATGGTCTACTGAGATGCTGGCCGCCTACGAGCGGCGCAAAGTCGAGCGCCCCGAACCGGCGAAGAAGCCGCCGAAGTATCGCAACACGAAGACCGAGGTCGACGGAATAGTGTTCGATTCCAAGAAAGAGGCGGCACGCTGGCAGCAACTGAAGCTTCAGGAGGCGGCTGGCTCCATCAAGGACTTGCGGCGCCAGGTGCCGTTCGAGCTGGCCCCTGCGGTGGTGCTGGACGGGCGCAAGAAGCCGGCGTTACGGTACTTGGCCGACTACGTGTATCTGGAAGATGGCCTTTTGACCGTCGAGGACTGCAAGAGCGAGATCACCAGGAAGGCACCGGCCTACAGGATCAAAAAACACCTTATGGCCACGGTGCACAAGTTGCACATCAAAGAGACTTAACCGCGCAGAAGCGCATAACCTGAAGGATCTGAAAAATGAATGATCTTTATGAAATCACAACTCCTATAGAAAAGCTAAATTCGATTGAGTGGAAAAAAGTAGAAGAGCTTTGTAACGACTCTAACTTGCCCTATGCGACCCATCACGGGGTCATGCGACTGCTGGATATGGAACTTAAATGCTATCGGCTCAACGATGGAAGAACAATTATTGATGCTGATGACATGAGAAAGTTTTTTGGCTTGGATCTGTGAAAAATTAGTATGCCTATGAATCCGACCGCAGAAATATTCACCAAAGTCAGCCAGAAAATATCAAGCGAGCATACCTTAAGCCGAGAGCAGCGCCGTGCCTTGAAGAAGCTCGAGAAGCACAAGCCGCGCATCGGTCGAAAAGATATCGCTGGAGGACTTGGCTTGCTGTCTGATCGTTATGAGAAGTCGCAGCCGATTGACGAGGAGCGCCGCATCGCCTCCCTGGCTGATTACTTCTCGGCGCTCGACGCGCTGACCCATGGGCGCGCGACTTCGGCGCATGCGGATGTGCTGATCTATGCCGTGAACATCGGCTATTTGCTGACCGAACTGGATTCAGGCTTTGGCAAGCAGCACCGCAAAGAGCTGATCCAGCCGGCCATGCTGGCGCTGCATCGGATGGTGGACAGGGTGGACAAGGGCGCGCGGTACGGCTTGGATGCGGAGGGTTTGCAGGCGCTGCGCGCGTTCGCCGACTTGCACGAGTCTCAACTGGAGATAGTGACGCAAGGGGAAATCGAGGCAGCGATCGCGGAAATGCACAAGCGCGTGGCTGCGAAATGGACGTTTAGTTTCGACGAGGAGGAGACCCCATGATGACACCGGAACAACTGCGCAAGAAGCGCCAGCAGCGCCGTATCTTGGCCCTACTGAAACATGAGCTGAAGATGCAAGAAGAGGATGCGCGCATGATCCAAGAACAAGATCGGCGAATGGAAATGCTTATCTTCTACGGGCTCACCGGCTTCATCATCGCCATCTGCGGACTAGCGTACATCAGCGATAGACTATGAACAAACACGACATTGAAATATCGCGCGATACAGATGGCAACGACATCATCACATTGATCGACAAAGACGGAAGCGCCATCGCACGCTTGTTCACCCATCAGAGCGACATTGTGAAGCTGGTCCCGGCGAAGAAGTGCATCTGCTGCGCCGGTCCTGAATGGGCTCATAATAATTGAGAAGGCGCAAGAAACTACTTGCTTTATGTCTAACGTGGTGCAATACTTTTCACACGGCGAAGCAATCGCCGAAACAAAAAAAGGGGAGTGTCATGTTAATCATCGAGCACGGGGAAACACAGTTAAACGCACGTCAAATCGTGGCGCGCATGGCGTATGAGTACATCCAAAACTTGCAGCCTGGTGACCGCTTCCTAGGATTACAGGCCGAAGCGGCGCGACACTTCGACATCGGCTCCGAGGGCTACGGCTTGTTCATAGCCAGAGCCTTGCATGAGAGGTCCAAGATCGCGATGGATTTGGACAGCGAGCGCCGCATCATTTCGATTGCGCCAGCCCGCAAGATCCAAGAACAGGAGACTGTATGATGGAAAAGTTTTGCGTCTATCTGCGCAGCCGCGGCGATCAGCCTGGACAAGGCATGATCCGCATTCACTACACCATAGTAGCCACAGACGAGGTAGAGGCGGCGATGCGGGCCAAGGAAAAGGCCAAGAAACGATTCAAGAACCGCGCTACTGCGCCGTGGTACGCCGATCTGGTCGAGAAGCTGGATGTGGTGGCGGCATGATAATTCTTGAAAATGGCAACGACATCATAGCGCGCTGCCTGACCGCAGCTCGGTTCTACTATTCCACCAACGACAACGACGACCATATGCGCGGCTGGTTCGATGGGCAGCTGCTGACGATCCTTGTGTATATCGGCGTCGATGATTTCATCTATCAAGGCGTGGCAAACGAGATCCGGTACTTGCAGCGGCGCGCGGCGGAGCACAACGGATGGGCATACCATGGCAATCTACCAAATTGAATACCGCCGGCAGCACGATATGCGAAACATGGAGTCCAGGTTCAGACGCGTCGGACTAGAGGCAACGCATTTTTGCCATGGAAGGTGCTATTTGGAGGTGAAGGAATCCAGAGCATTGATCCTAGCACCTAGTTCATCTCCAACATGGACCGTGCCAGAACTATACAATCTGTTGGCGCTGATCTTCGCCCACGGCCGCCCGAGCAAGTACGAATTAACGCTGCGCGAGCGCGAAGGCATCGCGCAATTCAGGCTGTCCATCATGGTTCCAGCTGGAGAAGATCCGTTCAAAATTGCCAATGATCTGGCTGAATGCCGAAAATGCGTGGTGCATGAACTTTGGAGGATGGAGTAATGAAATTGCAATTTACCGAAACAGAAGTAAAGCACTTGCGCTTGGTTCTCGGATGGATGCGTGTCGAGTATTGCCTTGATGAAGACATGCAGCGCGGATCATTGCAGGCCATCAAGTCGCTGATGGATGCCGGCGTGATGTCGCAGGAAGATGCCGATCATGCGGTGGCCAGGAGGGCCGACCAGATCAAGCAAGTCCCCAAATACGTGCGGCATGGAATAAAAATGCTAACGAAGTCGGTTCGGGAGCATGACGGAGTAAAGGGCGATGTGGTTGATGCCGAGGCAAGAACCGTTCAACTAATTACCGCCACACACCATGAAGGATGAGAGATGAGCGACGAACTGACTTCGAAAGCAAAGCGTGAATTCTGTCCGCAATGTGGGTATGGCGTTGTGGTTCCAGCTGGATTCAAGCATGACACGCGCTGTCCGAATGCTCCGCTTGTTGATGACGATTATGCAATGTGGTGGGTTTTGCCTGCCAAGCCAATAAATCCAGATGAAGGATGAGACATGGACATGATCGACGTCGATTTTCGTTATGCAATGAGAGAAGAGTATCAGGTGACCCGCGCAGCCATAGAAGTAGATCGCACTGAGCCGATGACCGGCACAGTTGAAATCGATGAAACCAGGTATTATTCTTAGCAACATTTCGTCACCTTCCTTTCTCCTCTTACGGTTAGGAGTTGACATCAGAAAGCCCGCCTGCCAGCGGGTTTTCGTCTTTGTGAGCGAGGTGATATTTACCGCGCTCCGCTCTCTCAAGAATTCCTGCCTTAGTCATGCGAGAGATTTCCGATGGATTTCTAAGGGGAGATCATGCAAGAGAATTTGCCAAATATTTCCTATGTCATTAGCGATGACAAAACCACTATCACTCTAACTATTGAAGGCAAGGAATATTTAGTACAAGTCAGCCATCTTGAGAGCTTGATAAATTGGCTTGGGAAGATACGAGCCGACATGAATCCACCCGTTCCTGCGGCCAGTCCTTTGGATAAGAGACAATGCCTTCCCTTGACGCACTTAACGATGTGTCATGCGCCAACGGGGAATCAAATACCAACTCTTGACGGCGCTGTTCTTGTAGGTAGGTCAGAAAGCTTTGGCTGGTTTTAGTTTTCTGCTGATCCTGAATTTTGTCGTGGTCTGATTTCATGGCTGAATGCCTCTCCAATAGATATTTTTGCTCCTCCAGGCACTACGATTAATTAGTCCAGTCAAGTATATAATTACCATTTTTTAATTCCTTGCACCAATACTGTTGATTTAGTACAATATAAATCAATTTATCGGCAGCAGGAACGCGGAATCGCATCAACACGGTTTGAGTTTCCCGGCCTAGGCACTCCCCCGACAGCCGGGAATTTCGCCTCCTAGCGACACAACGATCCTAGGGGGCTTTTTTATTTCTACAAATGGAGGCGGCCTATTACTGTCATTGCATGGGATGGGAAAACACTGGCAGCAGATAAGAGAGCCACGCAGTATGGTTATCCATCTACGGTAACGAAAATCGGTAGGCTTGATGGTGGTGGTTTATGGGCGTTCTCTGGCGATTTCGATGTCGGTAGGGCGTTAGCCGAATGGTACAAGAATGGTGCCGATCCAGATAAATATCCAGATAACAGGGACGGGAACAACTGCCGAGGAATATTAACCGTTATAACCGCAAGTGGTGAAATCTTGCGATATGAACGGGAGCCAATCGCTCTTGTGTTTGAAGATAAGTTTTATGCAGCAGGAGCTGGAAGAGATTACGCAATCTCCGCTATGCATCTTGGGAAGACAGCAAAAGAGGCGGTAGAGATCGCATGCTTGTTCGAGACTTCATGCGGGAATGGCGTAGATTCCTTAACGTTGTAGTTTTCGATCTGACGGAAACATTGTAAATGCCAAGCAAAAGCCCAGCTCAAAAACGGCTCATGCAAGCCGTTGCGCATAACAAGGATTTCGCCAAAAAGGTCGGCATCCCGCAGAAGGTGGGCAAGGAGTTCGTTCAGGCGGACAAGCGTAAGGCCAAGCCAAAGAGCGGGCGAGGGAAATGATGGTGAACTATGCCTGACGTTAAACAGCCCGATTGGCCTCAGATAGAGGCTGATTACCGCGCTGGCATAAAGGCTTTGCGCCAGATTGCGTCTGAACATGGCATTACTGAAGGTGCTATTCGTAAGCGCGCAAAGAAGGAAGATTGGGAGCGCGACTTAGCTGCCAAGGTTCAGGCAAAGGCAGAGGCACTAGTACGCAAGGAAGCGGTACGCGCAGAAGTACGCAACCAGACGCGCGTACCAGAATCAGAAATCATCGAAGCCAACGCCACCGCTATCGCCACAGTTCAGCTAACGCAACGCAGGGATATACATCGCAGCCGTAATCTGGTTATGTCGCTTCTGTCTGAGCTCGAGGAGCAGACAGACAACATCGAGCTTTACAAGCAGCTTGGCGAGTTGATGTTAGCGCCAGACGATAAGGGCGTGGACAAGCTGAATGAGCTGTACCACAAGGTGATTTCCCTTGGCGGTCGGACTAGCACCATGAAGAGCCTAGCGGATTCACTGAAAACGCTCGTGACTCTTGAGCGTGAGGCGTATGGAATCGCAGAAGCGCAAAAAGTTGAACTGACTGGCAAGGACGGTGGCCCGATCCAACATCAGGATATGGACATGTCGAAGCTAAAAGGACCAGAGCTTGACTCGTTCATTGCGCTGCTGAAGAAGGCGAAGGGGGAATAAGTGAAAGACAAGAAAAACTATGTTATGGCGATTGATTTTACAAATGAAGAGTTAGTAGATATTTTGTCGTGCGTTCACGATAGGACAAAATTTGTCTATAAGTTTTACGGCGATGTAAGAACTGAAGATGACCAGCCGATACTTAAACATCGGGATAGTCTTGTTAGTATCGAGAGGAAAATAAGAGAATTTCTGCCTCATCCTATGAAACCGAAAAATATTCGGAAGGAATATTGAAAATGGAATACAAGCAACAGCTGCATGATATATTAAATAGGCTCCATTTTGCGAGCGCCCTGCTGGAGGATGCGGCTAATCTTGGAAAAGGATTTGAGCGTTTGTACGAGATTGGCGGCATTGATGAAGCAATAACCATACTGAGTGAGATAATGTTCGCGCTTGAATATCGATTAGACGTTGGAGCTTTTGCGAATAATTGCGTGAATATTGCTGCGCGTCTCCCTGGAGTATATAAAGACCAAGATGTTGATGAGATATCCTCCATTTTGGAGGATTTGCGCATCAAGTTCGCGATGGAACCTAGAAAGGTCGCAGCGGAATACTTGGGAAGTACTAAATATGTACCTCTTTCTTCGTTGCCTATGGAGGTGATTGAAAGAACAGCCGCCTTACTGAAGGCGATTGACGAGAAGATATCTAATAAATGAAAGCATACGAAATAGACGGACCTCCGCGCGCTTGGTTTTAATATCGGGACGGAGAAGAGACAAAGCGCTGCACCTATCGATGTTTTATATTGGGCGGCGATAACCCTGCGGCTCTTGAGGAGAATATCTTGGCAAAGATTGATGAGATGGCAGAGGCTGTTCTTGACTTTATGAAAACCATTAAATGGGAGGAGGAATTCAGAAACATTGTTGCACTTAACTTGCCAGATCCAAATGGCCGTGATATGAAAATTACTCACGATAGCTTTGAGAACCTATGTAGCTTAATGTCCGAATGCGATGTGAAAGGTGTAGATATTGGAGGGGCCTATTTAATTCGTGATGGAGAAAAGTCGATTAGGCTTAGATTCCATAAAGTCCAAACTGGAAGTTGCTAGGCGCGCATAATTTTGTGCGTCGCGGTACTCTATGAAGAGTGTCAAAAAAGTCGGTGTAGTATTAATACACGCTGTGCAACGCAGCATCGCAAAATATTCGGAAGGAATATTGAAAATGAAAGACGAATTAACCCATCGCGTAGAGCAGGCCGCGAAAGAATGCGGCGTGGCGATCGAGCCGCGCGATTGGAATTGCTTATCGATCCTTCAGCCGACGAAAATCCAAGCCATCGGAGTATCGCCAGAAGAATCCGCTGATGAGCTTTGCCGCATGATTCCTATGTTCATCAAACATCAGCATCAAGGAATTCGCCTGTTTTGGCATACCACGCCATCGGTTGAGCTAGTCGGCGAACGCCATCTGGCCAGCTGCGAGATGTACGTTTTCCAGCCGCAGGAATGGACCTATCTGAAGTCAGCAAGCTAAGTTCGGCGCAGCTTAGCCAGATGCTCGAAGTGGCGCTACTGGAACGTGAGCGTCAATCCTATGCGCGCCTAGTCGACTTCGTGCAAGGCGCTTGGCATGTCATCGAGCCATCCGAAGAGTACAAGCACAATTGGCATATTGACGTCATCTGCGAGCACCTAGAAGCGGTGACGCGGGGAGAAATCAAGAACCTGCTGATCAACGTCCCACCAGGGGCGATGAAGTCTATCCTAGTATCGGTCATGTGGCCGGCTTGGGAATGGACGCAGAATCCCTCGCTGCGCTACTTCGGCGCGTCCTACGACGAATCGCTCTCGATTAGGGATGCGATGAAATGCCGCGACATCATCACGTCGGAGTGGTATCAAAGGCTGTGGCCAAAGGTCCAAATCCGCAAGGATGTGAACCAGAAGCTGCATTATGCGCTGACCGATGGAGGTTTCCGTATTGCGTCTTCGGTCGGCGGGCGTGGCACGGGTATTCACCCAGACCGGAAAATCGTCGATGATGCGCAAAACGTCAAGAAGTCCGAATCGGACGCCGAACGGCAAAACGCCCTGAACTGGTTTGATCGCACGCTGTCATCTCGTGGAGCTTCCAGGGCGGCGGCAACCGTGGTCGTGATGCAGCGCTTGCACGAGAAAGACCTGTCTGGCCACATCATGGAGCAGGCCGATTACAAATCTGATTGGGTGCACCTGTGCTTGCCGATGGCGTATGAGGGCGATAGAAGCAAAACTCCGTTGCCATTCAAAGATCCGCGCAAAGTGCACGGAGAGCTATTGTGGCCTGCGCTCTATCCGCAGAAGACGGTCGATACGCTGTCGGCCCGCTTGGGAGAGTATGGCGCGGCGGGACAGCTCCAGCAGAGGCCGTCCCCTGCCGGCGGTGGCATCCTGAAGATTGAGCATTTCCAGTTGTGGCCGAATACATTGCCGCTTCCAGATCTTGAGTTTGTGCTGCAAAGCTATGACACGGCGTTCACTGATGATGAGTCGAACGACCCAACCGCGTGCACTGTTTGGGGGCTATTCAAGCACAAAGGTCGCAAGTGCGGCTTGCTGCTAGATGCGTGGGACGAGCATCTGAGCTATCCAGATTTGCGGGAAAGGATTATCGACGACTGGAGCGCGAAATATGGCGGCGTGAAGGATGACCGCATGCACCCGGCGCGCAGGGCGGATGTGATGCTGATTGAAGAAAAGGCAAGCGGCATTGCGCTGGTGCGAGACATTCGGCGCGCAGGAATCCCGGTGCAGACCTACAACCCTGGCAAGGCTAGCAAGGAGATGCGAGCTCACTTGGCCGCTCCCATCTTGGAGATGGATGTCATCTATGTTTTGGAGTCGAAGAAGGAGCCAGGAAAGCCGATCACTTGGGCTCGTCCACTGCTAAAACAATGCGAGCAGTTCCCTAACTCAGAACATAAGGATTTGGTCGACTCTCTGACTCAGGCATTGATTTACTTCAAGGATAGCAATATGCTAGTATTGCCTGAATACATGGACGATGAGCCAGAAGAGCACGATTACGCGAAGAAGAAACGTAATCCGTACTCTCAATAAAAAGAATAAAGAAGTAGCAGGGACGAGCCTTAGTTCTCCGCCAAAATTTAACGGGAGCCGCTTTCGAGCGGCTTTTTTATTGCCTGAATCAAAAGCACATGGCCAAAACTCCTAACAGTCCATTCCCCATCGAGCAGGAATATGGCCGCCATATCGATCCTATCGTGGACGAGAAGCAGCCGGAAACGGACGAGCCTGATCCGTTCGAGAACGGCGACGTGCAAGAGAATCCGGACGGTTCCGCCACGGTCATTATTGAGATGGAAGAAGAGGGTGACGCGGGTTCCTTTGATGACAACCTCGCCGAGTCGATGGATGAAAGCGAGCTGCGCTCCATCGCGTCCGAGTTGATTGATCTGATTGAGCGCGACAAGGAAGCACGCAAGAAGCGCGACGAGCAATATGCGGATGGCATCCGGCGCACTGGCTTGGGAGGAGAGGCACCCGGCGGGGCCGACTTCGACGGTGCCAGCATGGTGGTGCATCCGGTCCTAACGGAAGGCTGCATTGATTTTGCGGCGAGGGCGATCAAGGAGATTTTTCCGGCCGGCGGACCCTGCAAGACCAAGATCATTGGCGAGGCGACCGACGAGAAGGTCGAGAAGGCCGAGCGCAAAAAGACCTACATGAATTGGCAGCTCACTCGCCAAATCAGGGAGTACCGCGCCGAGCTGGAACAGCTGCTGACGCAATTACCGTTGGGTGGTAGCCAGTATCTCAAATTCTGGCCAGACCGGCGCATTGAGCGTCCGCGTGCCGAGTTCGTACCGATTGACGATATTTTCCTGCCATTTGCTTGTGCCGACTTCTACAGCGCGCACCGCAAGACCCATCGTCAGATGATCACGCGCCAGATTTTCGAGTCGCGCATCGCTAGCGGCCTATACCGAGATATCCGCACGGTGGATGCGGAAATGCCGGAGGAAAGCGCATCCAAGAAGGCAACCGACAAGGTTGAGGGCTTGGAGGATTTCTCTTACAACGAAGACGGTCTGCGCGAGATCTACGAGACTTGTGTGCAATACGACTGTGGAGATCCGTGGATTGAGGGAGATGCGCCATACATCATAACGATCGATGTCACTAGCGGCAAAGTCCTCGCGATCTACCGCAATTGGCAAGACGACGGCGACAACGATGCTGACGATATTTATCCTGAAGCGCTGGATTGGATCGTCGAATTCAAGTTCATCCCATGGCGCGGTGCCTATGCGATTGGCCTTCCGCACATCATAGGATCAATGTCTGGCGCGCTGACAGGTGCCTTGCGCGCCCTGATGGATTCGGCGCACATCAATAACATGCCGGGCATGCTGAAGCTGGCTGGCGCTCGCGGTGCTGGGCAGAATATTGCCATTTCGCCGACAGAAGTGACTGAGATTGAAGCTGCACCTAATGTGGACGACATTCGCAAGATCGCGATGCCGATGCCATTCAATCCGCCTTCGACCGTGCTTTTCCAACTTTTGGATTGGCTCACCACACAGGCGAAGGGCGTGGTCGCAACTTCGGAAGAGAAGATCGCCGATGCTGGCGCGAATATGCCAGTAGGCACAGCGCTGGCATTGATTGAACAGGGCAGCGTTACCTTTTCTGCCATCCATGCACGGCTGCATGCTTCGCAAGCCAAAGTGTTGGAGATTCTGCATCGGATTAATGCCGAGTACTTGGACGATCAAGAGACGGTCGAGGAGCTGGGAGATCTGGTCGTCACGCGCCAAGATTTTGCCGGTCCCATGGACATTATCCCAGTGTCCGACCCGAACATTTTTTCCGAAGCGCAGCGCTACGCGCAATTTCAGGCGGTTCTGCAGCTCGCCAAGGACTTCCCGCAGTTTTACAAGATGGACAAGGTCAATCAACGCGGCCTTCGTCTTCTTAACGTCCCAGAGGCGAACGAATTACTGATCGAGACATTCGAGCCAGAGCGTCTGGATGCGGTGACGGAAAATGTGAAAGCGTCCGAGGGTAAGCAACCGCTCAAGGCTTATCCAGATCAAGACCACTTGTCGCACATGATGACGCATTTGCACTATGCCTTGTCACCCATCTTCTGCGCCAATCCAGTGGCTGCGATCCCTGCGCTACCTACCTTGATTCAGCACGTCGTCAAAGAGCATTTGCCTATGATGTACGAGCAACACGTAAAAGGCGCAACCGGAGCGATGGTGCAGGTGACAGGGCATCCAGAGAGCGACCAGACGCAGCTCCATGCCTCTGCCATAGCGGATCAGGTTCTCGCCAAACAGCTAGCCCCGATCATGCAGATGCTGCAGCAGGCGCAGCAGGCCATGCAGCAGTTCAGTCCGCCGCCACCACAAGACCCGCAGACGCAGGCGCAGATACAGCTTGGCCAAGCGCAGATCGCCTCGAATGAAAAAGTAGCAACGATGAGCTTGCAACAAAAAGACGCGCAGCAGCAGCAGGATCGACAAGCCGAGGAGCAGAAGAAGTCCATGGAAATACAAGCGGAGCAGCAAAGCGAATCGGCCAAGACCATCGCTGACGCGCACGCCTCGCTGTTGGCTGCCAAAGCCGAAGCAGATCAGACGGCCGCAGAGCAGCAGACTGATTTGGCAAAGAACGAGCAGGACAATAAGGTAGAAATGATGCTCGAGAATATGCGTTCAGATCGTGAAGCTGAGCGCATACGATTCGAGCAGGCGCAAGAAACTATGCGGTCGCGCTACGAACAGCAGCAGGAAACGCTCAGGACCATCCTAGAGCTAATCAATAAGTCGAGTAACCCGATTCAACAAACTGGAGAACAGTATGAGCAACAACAAATTAGTGCCGCAGCACAAGCAAATGGCCATGGGCCAGAAATTGAAGAAGGGCGGGATGGTGAAGGGAATGCCAGCGAGTCCGCTGACTGAAGCGAAACGCGATAACGGCATCCCAGGCTATAAGCAGGGCGGCCAAATCAAGAAGATGAAAAAGTGCTAGAAAAAGCGCTCAAGTATCTTTTGCAGCGCAAGCAGGATTTCGAGATCGACACGCTGAAAAGTCCGCCGCAGAGCCTCGAAAAGCTGCAATTCATCGTCGGTAGCTACGCCGAGTGCTGCGCGCTTATTCAGGTCATAGAAGAAATTTTGGAAGGGAAAGAAGATGAAATTTAAAGTCACCTATCCGTCTGGCGTGGTGGAGGAAGTCGAGCAGTCAGATTGCGCCACGTTGGAAGATTTTGCGAATACCAAGTTCGGCAGCGTTGATACATCGCGCATGGCGTGTCGATCGAACTTGTCGATGCGCCTGAACTGACGGGTGGAGTGCGAACGACATTTGTACGTGTGGACGCCGCGTCAGTGCAGATGGCCAAGCTGATTAGCAAGATGGCCGAAGAGACTGCCGCCGATGTGAGTGAGCCATCGCCGACCGAACCGGCTGATCCCGAACCACCCGCAACCGGCGAAAGCTAAAGCATTTCAACCGCTCCTGAACAGGAGCATATCGAGGAGACATTCGTATGAATGTAGATGAGTATCAGCCGTTAGGCCCAAATGTACTGCTGGAAGTTATTAACTCTAGCAACGTTTTTAAAGTTGTAAAACTTGGGAAGCTGTCCTATCGGAACAGGGAAACATTGAATTTATGGCCTGAAGGTGAGTGGGTATCTGCTGGCGATATTGTTCAAACTTCTCACTCGAACATTAAATTTCTCATGGATGATAAAGGAACAACTAAAGAGTATGTAGTTGTTCATGATTTTGAAATCAAAGCAAAAATCAATAAAAAGGAGCAATCGCTATGAATGCTGAACAAGCAATGTCACTACTGGTTTTACCATCGTCAGAGGATGTGCCAAGCATTCTCGCCAACGGCAAGGAATCCGACAAGTCCACGAAAGATGCGGATTTGAGCTGGTATTTCCCGGAACTAGACCCCGGCCGACGCCCGTTCGGCGCGCGCGTGCTGGTGCAACTGCGCCGCACCAAGCTGAAGACCGCAGGCGGCATCGTGATTGTTGAGGAAACCAAGCAGACCGAAAAATGGAACACGCAGGTTGCAAAAGTTATTGCACTTGGTCCGCTGGCTTTCTGCAACCGCGAGACGAAATCTCCATGGCCAGAGGGTGCATGGGCTACCCCTGGAATGTACGTCGGCGTGCCGCGTTGGGGTGGTGACCGCTGGTGCAAAAAGGTGGACGGCGAAGAAGAGGAAGTAACTTTCTGCATCTTCAATGATCACGAGCTGATTTCAGAGATTACGGAATCCCCGGAAAACGTGCAGGCGTTCATCCTGTAAATCAATCGAAGCTGAACAGCTTTAGAAGGAGAAGAAATGGCTAATGATAATTTGCCGGATGACCGCGAAGAAGAGTTGGACGAAGAGCTTGAGTCCGGCCAAGAAGGCGATGGTATTGATGAGGATCGTCGCACCAAGGAAGGCAGCGAAGATCAACATGAGGACCATCAGGATGGTGACGCAGAACTAAGCGAGGAAGAGCGCGAAGAGATTCGCAAGCGTCGTCGCGAAGAACGGCAGCGGAAGAAGCAGCGCCAGCAGGAGCGCGAGGAATCGCTGCGCCGTGAGATCGCGGCACGCGATTCCATCATCAACGAAATGAACCAGCGCTTGTCCATTGTGGAGCGCAAATCAACCGGCAGCGAAATGGCGCAGCTCGACGCCAAGATCAAGGAAGCGTCGGACGCATCTTCTTGGTTCAAGGATCAGATTGCGGTCGCGAGTGCGGAGGGGAACCACCGTGCCGTGGCCGAGGCTACGGAAAAGCTGTTATTGGCGCGGCAAGAGGCTGAACGGCTTACCAACATCAAGTCGGCCTATAGCCAGCAACAGCAACGGCCGCAGACGCTTGATCCACGTATTAAGAAATATGGCGAAGAGTTCATGTCTGAGCATCGGTGGCTAGACCTCAACGGCCGCGATATGGACAGCAAGATAGCGCTCAACATCGACCAGAACCTGACGCAAAGCGGATGGGATCCAAGAACGCCGCAATATTGGGAAGAATACCGAAGCCAGCTCAAAAGGTACTTGCCGCACAGATATAATAGTGCTAGTGTTTCAACCGAAGGAAAGCGAGAAAGCCGTAAGAGTGTCGTCACCGGATCGGGAAGGGAATCTACTTCCGGCGCATCCAAGGGTGAATACAACCTCTCTCCTGACAGGGTTCAGGCTTTGAAAGACGCTGGCGCGTGGGACAACCCAGAGCGCAGAGCGAAGATGATCAAAGCTTATCGTGAATACGATAAACAGAACCGCAGCTAAGGAGAGAAACATGGCACGACACGCAAATACCGAAAATCAAGGCTTTATGGGCGGCGATGACCGTCTACGTAAATCCGACGGCGACAATGTACGCGCAGACCGTGGTTCTGCCGACCTGAGTCGCACACAATCCGATGGCACTGCCTTCTCGCTCGAAGAACGTCGCAAGATGATTCGCAACGAGTGGAAGCAGGAAGTTCTGCCAACTCCCACCCCAATCCCAGGTTTCCATCTCTGCTGGCTGTCGACCAACAGCAAGGTTGACCCCATTCATAACCGCATGCGCCTTGGCTATACACCGGTAAAGGCGAGCGAGGTCTATGGCATGGACAAGTTCAGCATGAAGGATGGCGAATGGAGCGGTTTCATCTCTTGCAATGAGATGGTTCTGTTCAAGATCGAAGAGGAAATGTATCAATCGATCATGGCGGAATTCCATCATCACATGCCGATGGAATACGAGGTGGGCATGCGCGAGCGGATTGAGGAACAGAACGAACAAGAGGACAGCAACGGCCGCAAACTCGGGCGAATCGAGGGCGACGGCTTTGAAGAACTCGGCCGCGCTAAACGCGTGCCGATTTTCAGCTAATCATTTTTGGAGAAATTAACATGAGTGCAACCGCGTCCCCGTTCGGGTTTATCCCGGCGGATCATCCGACCGGGAATGCTCGCGCATATCCGTACACCATTACTTCGGCATATGGTACGGCTTTGTACAAGTATAACCCGGTCATTCTCGATACAAACGGCACGATCACTGTCGGCACGACTGCTGCAGATTTGCTCGGCATTTTCCAGGGCGTCGAATACGTCGATTCGACTGGTAAGCCGACATGGTCTAACTACTGGCCAGCTGGTACAACTGTGTACACCAACACGACACCTGTTGCGTATGTGTGGGCTGATCCCGAGATCGTCTACAACGTGCAGGCAAACGGTTCGATCGCGCAAACGGCTATTGGAGATCAGGCGGATGTTGTCAATCCTTCGACTGGTTCGGCGTCGACGGGTCTTGGCTCCTCTGCTTTGAACAGCACGCTCGGCGGTGCCGGGGTGCAAAAACAGTTCCGCATCATCGGCTTCAATGGTGATCCGGGTAATGCCGTTGGCGATGCCTATACGGTCGTTCAAGTCCAGTTGGCGCGCTCGCAGTATGTGTCCAACAAAGTAGCGATTTAAGGGAGATGAGCCATGGCTACTAATATCATGCGCAGTACAGACTTTCGCGCGATCGTTGAGCCCATCCTCAACGAATCGTTCGACGGTCTCTATGATCAGCGCAAAGACGAATACAAGCAAATCTTCACGGTTCGCGACGGCATCCCGCGCGCCTACCATGAAGAACCTGTGCAATACGGCTTCGGTGCTGCGCCTATGCTGCCTGACGGTTCGCCAGTCACCTACCAGGCTGGCGGAATTCTGTTCCAGAAGCGCTATGTCTATAGCGTGTTCGGTTTGGCTTTTGCTCTCACCAAGGTACTGGTGGAAGACGGCGACCACATCCGCATCGGCAAGGAGTATTCGGAGCATCTGGCCCAGTCGATGATTGAAACAGATGAGCTGAACTGCGCCAACATCATCAACCGCGCCTACAACGGCTCGTATCTCGGTGGCGATGGCGTTGCGCTCGGTTCGGCTTCGCATCCGATTGCACCGAACGTCAACTTCGGCGCAACGTTCTCCAACATTCTGGCGACACCGGCCGCACTGTCTCAGACTTCGCTTGAGCAGCTGTTGATCCAGATCCGCACGAATGGCGTGGACAACACTGGTAAGAAGATCCGCTTGATGCCACAAAAGTTGGTGGTCGCTCCTGGCAACGAACTGCAGGCAGAAGTCTTGCTGAATTCGGTTTTGCGCACTGGCACCAACAACAACGACATTAACCCGGTCAAGTCGATGGGCTACCTGAAGGAAGTCGCGGTTATCTCTCGCATGACATCTGCTACCCAGTGGGGCATCACCACCGATGCGCCGAAGGGCTTGCAGGTTCTGGTCCGCCGCAACATCGAGAAATCGATGGAAGGCGACTTCGAGACCGATAACGTGCGCTACAAGAGCACTATGCGCAAGGCTTACGGATGGACGGATCCTCGTGCATTTTTTTCCACTGCAGGTGCCTGATAAGGCAATGCGGATGCGTAAAGCTTCATGGCGGCGCATCCGCTTGAAGGATTAATCGCTACTTTTCATGAAGGAGCAAAACCATGCATATTTCTGACGACATCTTCCTCGGCAATGCCTACGCGCCGAACATGCAAACTCTGACCGGCGGCACTGGTCCTTCCCCGATGACGCTAGGCGTTGGTCCGATGGGCCGCGTCTATCTGTTCGACCTCGTGCCGCTGACGAAGCAGACGAGCGGATTGGCAGCCGCACAAGCAGTTGCCGGAGCTGGCAATCTCACACTGACCGCTGGCACTGGCGTGACAACTTCGGTCGATTCGACTGGCACCACGCGCTACGTGTTGGACTGCGAGCGCTGCATTGACGCCGTTTCGTCGAACGCTGGCGACACCACGCAGACGATTACCTTCAGCGGCTATGACATGTACGGCCGACCAATGACGCAGTTGATTACACTGAACGGTACGTCGCGCGTTGCGACCTTGAAGGCATTCAAGTCAATCACTTCCGCCACGGTCAGCGCCGTCTGCGCCGGGAATATCTCGGTCGGATTTACGGATACGATTGGCCTGCCGGTGCGCGTGACGGATCGAGGTTACATCGTCAGCGTCGGCTGGAACAATACGCTGGCGCGCGATACGGGCACCTTGACCGTGTCCGATACCACATCGCCTGCGACCAATGCTACGGGCGACGTATGCGGCACCTATGCACTGTCCAGTGCCTCGGACGGCTCCAAGCGCCTCGTGATGTGCATCGGCCTGCCGGCGTTGGCGGTTGGTCCGAATAGCACCACCGTGGGTGCGTTTGGAACAGTTCAAGTGTAGCGTGGCTTATTTCGCGTATGTTCATTGCAAACCTAATGGACATCCGTTTTACGTTGGGAAAGGCAATGATCGACGTATTAGGGAAATAAAACGAGACAATAAATTCCATCAAGATGTTCTTAAGAAGTATGGGATAGAGAACATCTTGGTTGGGAAGTTTGAATGCTCTTCTGAAGAAATAGCATATGATCTTGAGCGCGGGATAATCAAGTGTTTGCGTAGAATGGGCGTGAAATTAGCAAATCAGACAGATGGTGGTGAAGGTGGTGCTGGTTGGTCTCCACCACCTGAGGTAAGAGAAAAAATTAGCAAGCGCGTATCTGGGTCTGGTAATCCATTTTTCGGTAGAAAACATTCTGAAGAAGAGATTCTAAGAATGTCGAAAAGAGCCAGAGAGCAGTGGAGTAATCATGAACTACGTGAAAAACAGTCTGAAATTGGTAAAAAGAAGGTCGGCAACCTTAATCCATTCTTCGGTAAGTCACATAGTGATGTGACAAAAAGGAAAATATCTGAAGCAAAGCGTGGCAAGCCAGGCAGACAGATGACTGAAGAAATGAGGCTAGATTGTTCCCTGCGAATTACTGGAGAATTACATCATTTCTTTGGTAAGAAGCTTTCCGATAAGCACAAAGAAAAGATGTCTATCGGCATGAGGGCTGCAGCGATTGGCTGCCGCTTTATGTTTGATGGTGAACGCAAGCGAAGAGTAATCCGCGACATGATAGAGAAAAGACTTTCTGAGGGATGGATATTCATCTCTGACATGGGAAGATGATTTTTCTCAGCATTTTAATCACCACTGCGGCATAGCTGGATAGCTTAGGCGCCGCAAAGGAGAGCATATCGAGATCACCTAAATGGCGACATCCGGAACAGTCGGCACCGTCACCGCCGATGTGACAAATCTGATCGAGCATGCGGCGCGCCGTTGCGGCATACTCGCGCCGTCGCTCTCAGCGGAACAGCAGATTTCCGCGAAAGAAAACCTCTTTTTCCTCCTCTCTGATCTTGCCAATCGCGGCATTAGCCTGTGGTGCGTCCAGCGCACGATTCTCGGCCTTGCACTGAATCAGGCGTCCTACAACCTTCCAGCCGGCACGGTTGACGTCCTGAATTGCATGTACCGGACGATGACTTATCCGACCGGTACGACGGCCAGCAGCGCGACCACGCAATCGATTGACTTCGGCACTGGAAATTCTTATGCGGTCAATACGATCGGCGTTCTATCGACCACGGCAACGACTTATACATTGGTGGTTGAAACATCGTCCGATAACTTATCATGGACCGCGCTTTACACTGTTCCAGCATTCACGAGTGTTGCCAATCTCACCTACTGGTTTGATGTAGAGCCGACGACTACTGCGCGCTACTGGCGCATTCGAGAAACGGCATTGCCTGCGCTCGTGGTCTCGACGGTAAGCTTCGGCACCAATCCGCTGGAAATCACGATGTCGAAATTGAACCGTGATGACTATGCGGACATGCCGAACAAGGCGTTCGCCGGACGTCCACTTCAATTCTGGTACGACAAGCAGTACATGACGCCACGCCTATGGCTGTGGCCCGTGCCGAACGACGTCACGGCGCAAATCGTTGTCTGGAACCAGCGCCAGATTCAAGACGTAGGAACGCTTACCAACGCAATCGAAGTCCCGCAACGATGGTTAGAGGGGATTATTTTTCTGCTGGCCTCGCGCATGGCGATGGAGCTGCCGCCGAAAGAACTTCCGCCCGGGCGTATCGAACTGCTGATGCAATTGGCGCAGCAGCATTTGGAACAGGCAGAGGCTGGCGAAACGGACGCGGCACCGACGCGCATTCAACCACGCATCGGCGGTTATACGAGGTGAGCAAATGCCAATGTGGCTAGACACGCGCGGCAAGTCGGATTGTGCAATTGGAATTTGCTCCAGATGCGGCTTTAAGATGGCGCACGCAGACATGGTGTCTGACCCGAACGCGCCTGGAATCCGAGGGCATAAGCACTGCATGGATGACTTTGATCCGTGGAGACTGCCAGCGCGTCAGCCGGATCAAATATCGATTGAATACCCAAGGCCGGATATCAGTCTTGATTGATGGAGAAGAATAAATGAGCTTTTCAGCAGTTTTCGGCGGAGGAGTATTAAACCCTGCGGACGTAGCGCAGCGGACGGTCGCGCTCTCCACCAGCGTGACCCTGCAATGGCCTTCATTGAGCACGACCAATACTGATTACGTCGCGCGCATCATGGATGTCACGGCATCCACTGGTGGACTGTCCATCACGATGCCGCCAGCCAATCAGGTCTCGACCGGCGAGAATGTGCTTTACACGAATCCCGGCTCCAATACCTATTCGGTGCTGGATAACGCTGGCGGGACGATCACGACCGTCGCGGCTGGTCAGCAGGTGATGATTTATGTCACCGATAACACATCGCTGGCGGGGAGTTGGAATGCCTTTTTGTTCGGGGCCGGTTCCAGCTCGCTTAGTGCGGCCAGTGTGCAAGGCTTGGGCGTCAAGGCGATCGGCGCAACGCTAAATCAGGACCATCCCGTAACCATTACGAATGCGCCTGTCACGATAGCGGCATCGGATCGTGCTCGCGTGTATGTCTGGACTGGCGGCTCATCTCCGTTCACATTGCCGACAGAAGCATCTGTTACCAGTGGATTCTTTTTTGAAGTAAGGAATCAAGGCACTGGCACCCTGACAATTACTCCGCAAGCTGGCGAAACGATTGATGCATCCACCACCATTCAGATGCAACCGGGGGATTCTGCATTCATCCATGCCGCCACCACGGCGACCTGGTACACGGTAGGGCGCGGCCGCAGCACGCAATTCAATTTCACGCAGCTCACCAAGACCGTTAGCGGCGGCACCGATACGCTCACTCAAGTGGAGGCGTCCAGCGTAGTTCAAAAATACATCGGCACGCTGACCAGCAATGAAACCGTGGTTCTTCCAGCCGTGGTGCAGATTTACTACGTCACCAATAGCACGACTGGCGCATTCACGTTCACCATGCAAACGCCGACGCCGGGTACCACGGTATCAGTCGGACAAGGACAGAGCGTAATTCTGTTTTGCGACGGCGTGAACGTCACGCAAGCAAATAACACGTTATCCACGAGTGTTACTTCGCTCATCCTCAATGCAGGGAGCGCGCCAGCACCTTCTCTCTCATTTTCTGGAGCAACGGCGACCGGACTTTTCCAACCAGTGGTTGGAAGCATGTCGGCATCCGGTGGTGGATCAACGGCATGGACCGTTAATTCGCTCGGCCAAATGATTATCCCGAACGCTGTGATCACAGGCGGGACGATTAGCGGCGTGACGAATTTACCAAATGCCCCTGTCCCTGACTTTCTACTTTACGCACAAGGAATCGTTTAAATGACTACTACCGCAAATTACGCAAGCATCCCGAAGACTGGCGCAGTCACGGTTTCTACCGCAAATACGGCTCGTGATGGTTCTGGAACGTTGGGTGTCATTGCAACTGCTACGGCAACAGCGGCCAGTGGAACACGTTACGACAAGATCGTAACGCAAGCGACCGGCACGACGACGGCTGGGATGATGCGCTTCTACATCACAAAAGGCGTCCCAGGTATTGCCATCACGTCGATTACTTTTGTGGGGACTACTGCGACAGTCACGACTTCCGCATCGCATGGAAGAACAACGGGCGACAAGATCACTTTGCAAGGGGCTTTCCCTGACAACTACAACGTCACAGATACGGCAATTACGGTGACAGGTGCAACGACCTTCACCTATACGATGGGAACAGCACCAACGATCAATGCTTCAACGCTAGGTTCATATTCATCGACAACGGCAAGCCCAACATCTTATTTGTGGCGAGAAGTTCCTGTAACAGCGATCACCCCTTCCGGGTCAGTACAGGCATTCACTAACACGATGTCATCGACAAGCTCTGCGGACCAAGGCTATCTTCCTCTAATCCTTCAGGCCGGGTATAGCTTGCGCTGCGCCCCAAATAATGCAGAGACATTCAATGTAATTGCATTGAATAGTGGAGACTTCGCATGAATCAAGGACTTTATGGTTTCCCTTTACCATTTTCTCCGCCAACAAATGGAGTTGCGCCAGTCCAATCACAGTCAATCTCTGCTGATGTTTCTCTTACCACAGCATCATTCCCATATCAGGTCATCACAAGCTCTGTTCTAGGGAAGAGCGTATTTCTTCCAGATGCGACGGCATTAACTACTGGCGGACCTCGTTTCATAATTAAAAACGCCGGCACCTATCCTATCGGGATAAGGGACAGCAGCGGTACTTCGTTAATGAGCGTTGCTGGTGGCGGCATTGCCTATGTGACTCTTGAGACGAATACCACAGCTGCTGGTACATGGTCAGTGGAAGGAAATAACTTAGAGCCAGCCCTTACCACCATCGACAGCACATTCAGCAGCACGTACACAAACACAGTTTTTTTACCGTATGTAGCGCTGGACAGCAATACGTCCATTCACTTCGTCGGATTGGCAGCGAATGGGTTTGCTGCTTTCGTTGCTGATAATGTGGGAAAGGTGCTGAGCACTCCAGTAACTGTGGATACAACTGCATCCAGCGTTCCTAAGCAGTGCTTCAAGATAGATGCTACTCACGCGATAGTATTCTATGTGTCAACAGGAAATATTCTAAGAGGTGTTGTTCTAACCCTGACTGGTTCAACTCCTTCTTATTCTCTTTCTGTGGGTACTCCTAGCAATTCTGGATCTAATACAGGAATTATTGTTGAGGACATGATTGGAGAGCCTAAAATTGCCCAACTCGATACCAATCTATTCCTAGTGTCTTGGGCGACGGCCACAGGCGCTGGGAATACTAGTGTAATGGGTATTCAGGTATCAGGCAGCACGACAGTAAATTTTGGATCTAAGGCAGACATTATTGTAGCTAACAATGTCATAAACAGCACACAGACATATAAACTTACAACTACAACTGCTGCTGTTCTTTACAAGAGTGGGGCTGCTGCGCCTTACGATAATAGTGCTGTAGTAGTTTCCGTTACCAATGCCAATCCACCGGTTTGTACAGTAGCCACCCCTGCTGCGGCAACAAACTGCCAAAGTTCTCAAACTGCCGCATGTTCTTCCGCTCTTCTATCTGCAACGAAACTAGCTATCGCGGATGACCACAATACAACTCAAGTGACGGTAAGCGGATTTACGTTTTCAGGTACGACCACAACGGCTTGGACGGCATCTAATGTTGAGACAGGACTATCAACAAATCTGATCGAGTTCACGACAAATTCCGCGACACGCTATAACCCACATTTGTGGCTGGTATCCGCAGGAGGAACTAACACATTTGGATGCTGGTATTTTGACAGCTCAAGTGTGTCCAGGACATTGGTTTTATCAGAGAGCGCGGGAACTCTTACTCTTGGTACTAAGGTGTATAAGAATATTTCTAATGCCTCAGCAGCATCAACGAGCGGTGGTTTCGGTGCCATATTGCCACAAGGGACAACTGAATTCGTTTCATTAAGGCAAACAGGCGCAGCAACTGGTGTCGGACTTGGTCTTCAAGTAGTGCCAAACAAAATCAATGGGTCAACTATTACATATGGGGCTGGGATTTCTTTGCGTGATGTTAGCCCAGCAAGTCCTGCTCAATTTAATTTCTCTAAATTAACTAGCGGAGATTACTTAATTCTCCATGTGGGGTCAGTTAATAACTATGGCCAAGTTAGAGGACAAGTTATTAGAACAAATGGGGACTATTTTAATAATCGCGGTTCATTTAGCCTTCCAGAACTGGCATATAACGCAAGCGGAACCACGCCAATTCCTATTCCTGCTGTAGCGTCTAATCGCTTTGCCATTCTTGGATCAACAGCATCAGGAACGACCGTGGGTACAACAACATATCAACTTAGATTTATTATGGCGGAGATCGCAGCATGACTCAGATTTTAGTTCAAGGAGAGGTCATCCTCGCTCAAGGTCCGTTCGTTGAAACTGACGATGAAATTCGCTCGAATGATGCTGTCTATCCAAAGCGTGTAATTGATGGTTGGGAGATCGTGGAAGTAGAAGAATTACCGAGCGACTTTACGCTTAATCGATACAGCTATATCGCGGGAGAGCTGCAATTGTCGGCAGCAGCGATTGAGGCAGACAATCAAAGGCAGATCGAGAACCTAAAAAACGAGATTGTGCAAATTGAGATCAGCACGCCGATCACATTGCGCGCACAACGCGAGCAAGTTCTCATCATCAGAGAATTGATCAAGCAAGTCACAGGTTCCTATCCAAACACGGTAGGTTTTAACAAAGCAGTTAATCTGGAAGCGCAAATCGCCGCTATACGTGCTCAATTACTCGATCTCGGAGGTTAATCATGCCAATACTTTTTGCCGCATGTTTATATTTTTCCCTGGCCTTCATGACGTGGCTATTTTTTCTAGCTATCATGAGCTTGAAACATGCCCGTGATGCAGGTAAGTTGACGAAGACGGCTTCAAATCTTGCTTGGCCAATTTTGATAATCGGATATCCGCTGGACTTCCTATTCAACATCGCATCAAGCTTCATTTTCTTGGAATTTCCACAGGAATGGTTGTTTACTGCTCGTGTGTCGCGCCACATTAAGGGTAACGGATGGCGCGCAGCTCTCGCACATTGGATTTGCTCAAATCTTCTCAATCCATTTGACGAAGGCCATTGCGGTAAATAAAAGGAATAAAAAATGGCCGAGCAGATGACTTATGACTCGCTGGTGGAAGATGTCACCAGCTACTTGGAGCGATCCAATGACGAAGCGTTGCAGGCGCAAATTCCGCGTTTCGTCATGCTCGCCGAGAACACGCTCGCGACGGAATTAAAGATACTCGGTTTCCAGCAGCCGGTGACTGGGGTATTTGAGCCGAGCATGAGCACGTTGCCGAAGCCAGCCTATTGGCGCGACAACATCAGCTTCAATTTCACGAATGCCAATGGCGAGCGCGTGGAAATCCTGCCGCGCTCCTACGAGTATTGCCGCAACTTCTGGCCGAATCCTAACGCAACAGGATCGCCGCGCTTTTATGCCGACTACAATTTCGACAATTTCCTAATTGTCCCAACGCCGAGCACTGCCTTTAACTTCGAGCTGCTCTACCATGCGCGGCTCCAGCCGCTGGATACTTCGCATCAGACTAACTGGCTCACGACCAATGCGCCGCAATTGCTGCTAGCGCAGACCTTGGTGCAAGCCTATACATGGGCGAAAAACACTAAGGAGCTACAGGGATGGCAATCCGTCTATGATCGCGGCTTAGCTGCCTTCAATGCCGAAAACATGATGCGCATTCCAGACAGGACCACGGTCAATGGCTGATTTTCAAGAAATATTCCAGATTACCAGCAAGCCAGGCATCAAGCGGGATGGCACGTCATTCGATAAGGACTTCTACTCGGATGGGCAGTGGGTGCGGTTTCAACGTGGTCGGCCAAAAAAGATCGGCGGATATCGTGCGATCAGTGACCAAGTGACGGGGCCGGTGCGCCAGACCTATGTCGATAGTCGTTTATCGACGAATTCTATTCACACCTTTAGCCCATGGGGCATTCAACGGCTACAGGTGGATAACAACGGCGTCGGTGGAGCGATTTATGATCGCACACCGACTGGATTTACAAAAAACGACAACTACGCGTGGTCTGCGGCGTCGATGTATAGCAGTACGGGCGGCACCTATACAGCGCTGATCGCAGCGGCGACACCTGATCTGAACGATATCTCTTCGGATACGGCAGGCGGAATATACGCTGGCGATATCACGGCGACGACGGCACTGACGCAAATCGCCGATGGCTCTGGCAATATCCTGGTATCTGGTGGCTGCGTGGTGTTGCAGCCGTTCCTGTTCGTTTTTGGTAGCAATGGACTGATCAGGAACTCGAATGCGAATGACTTTTCGACTGCGACAGGATGGACAACGGGAGGTTCTAATTTCGCTAATTCAGCGAATCCCTGCGGGACCAAGATCGTGCGCGGCATGCCGCAACGTGGCGGCTCTGGATCGCCTGCTGGCCTGTTTTGGTCGCTCGATTCTTTGATCCGTGTGACGTTCGTAGGCGGCACGCGGATATGGAGTTATGACACCGTATCGGCTGACATTTCAATCATGTCCAAGCATACGATGGTGGAATACAGCGGATTGTATTTCTGGATCGGGATAGATCGTTTCTATGTCTATAACGGCGTCGTGCAAGAGCTGCCCAATCAGATGTCGGCGAATTGGTTCTTCGATAATCTGAACTACAGTCAGCGGCAAAAAGTATGGGGCATGAAAGTGCCGCGCTTCGGGGAAATCTGGTGGTTTTATCCTCGCGGTAATGCGACCGAATGCACCGATGTCATTATTTACAACGTGCGCGAGCAGATATGGTATGACAGCGTTATTGCTCGGAGCGCAGGGTCGAGTTCGCAATTGCTTAAATTTCCTGTGATGGCTGGGGGTGACGATTCTCAGGACACGATTTATTTCACCTATCTCCCATTGACGACGACAGTCTTTTCGATTGGCGACACGATTGCGGGTACCACTTCTGGTGCAATAGGGACGATAGTTCGTTTGCTTCCTAATTCGATGAATATCAGCGTGACTAGTGGAGTCACATTCATGTTTGGAGAACCAATCAGCAATGGCAATGGCGCGACTGCGACGATTTCAAATACTCCGGCCGCGCAGACTATCGATGTCATTTGGCAGCATGAGTTCGGGATGGACAAAATCATTGGGCAGCAGGTCGACGCGATTCAAAGCTACATCGAAACGGCGAATTTTTCGTATAAAACGGGTGGCCCATCCGAAAATCTACAGCCGATCAAGAATCTGACGGAAATTGTCCGTGTCGAACCAGATTTCGTGCAGACAGGCCAGATGAATATGTACATCGAGGGGAAAAATTATCCAAATAGCGAAAATCAGGAATCTGGGCCATACGAATTCACATCGGAGACTGAGCACATCGACACGCGCGGCCAACGCGGCATCATGACGCTCAAATTCGAGTCGAACGTGGTAGGCGGCAATTACGAGATGGGGCAGGTGCTTATCACGGCCGAGCCGGGGGATGAACGCGGATGACGCAATTTAACATCCCACTCCCGGAAAATATTGACTTCATTCACTGGGCCAGTGTAGTAAATGAAGAATTAGCCTTATATAATGTAGGCATTCCGCTAGATGAGGATGCGTGGGTATCCTGGGCGCTCAATGTTTGTGACGTATTGGATCTTGTGGCTGAAGGTTTGCCGAATCCGTTAGGATTCGATGATTGGCGAACTTGGGCTGCAAGGTTCTCAGATATTGCCCAAGGATAGGCATGGCTACCAATTTCACACATGCGCAAATGGAGTCGGATAATGGTCCGAGGACGAGCGACCCAAATTATCCTTCTTGGCTCTTTGACGGCAGCACGCCGAACTACGCGCAGTTAAACGACTATTACCAGCAACAGGTTTCTGGCGGTAATGAAGGTGGCATCCAGCGCACATTGGGTTTAGGTTCAATTGGCTGGAACCCAGCAGACGGAACTTACGTTAAAAAGTCTGCCGATCAGTCAGGAATCACAGACCAGTACGGACCTTTGGCTTTTAAGCAGGACGTTGTAAACCCTGACAACTCTGTTACCAGCCGTATTTCTTACAACGAACCTGAGTCATTTGGTGATAGGTTTGGATGGCTTGCGCCGTTCGCTCCTTTTATGGCGGCGGCCGCAGCCGGAGCCATGGGGACAGGCGCAGCTGGTACGGGTGCAGGCACCGCAGCTGGGTCCAGCTCTTTTGCCATCCCTTCGGCCGCAGATCTTGCCGCTTTTGGCGCGGATACGGGCGGCATGGGTATCACTAGCGGTGCAACAGGTGTAGGCGGCATTGGCACAGCCAGTTCGTTAGCGGATGCTGGGATTGCTGGTTATGGCGGTCTTGCCGATGCTGTTGGGACTGGAACCTTGGGAGCAGAGGCGGCAGATGGTTTAGCAACGCCTAGTGGCAACGTGCCATTTTCTGACGCGCGATTTGCCGCAGAAAATGGAATCGATCCTTCTTATGTCGGTCCGGGAACAGCATCATCAAAAGGCGCATTGAGCTCGATTTTTGATGCCGTCAAATCCAATCCAAAACTATTAGAAACAGCGCTCGCGCTTGGGGCCAAAGTATTGGGAGGCAACAGTCATCCATCCACAGGCGCTGCAGGTCCGTCCGCAGCGTCCGCCAATGGATCGTGGACGCCCAATCAACAGAAATGGGCCAGTGACTATTTCAACACGTTGCCAAGTCACGTTGCTAATCCCTATACCGGAGATATTACGCAATACGGGATGGCTGGCGGCGAGCATAACTGGTTCCAAAAGCCAGAAGACACGGTTTCTGGCATGTACCAAACGTATCTAAATCGCGCACCAGATGCACAAGGCTTGCATGATTGGACAGATGCGATGAGCCATGGAATGACGCTCGATCAGCTCAAGAGCGGATTCGTGAATTCTCCAGAATATCAATCTACGCATTCTGGTGAAATAGTTAATTCTCCAGCGGGCCAATTTGCCCCAGTTGATAAACCCAGAGGACCAGTTTTATCGCTGGACGATATTCCTGATGGGGTTTCGGCGAATATGGCGCGACTTGTGAAAACAGATAATTCATCTGCTGGCGCGCTTCCCGCAATAGCGTCCATCCTCCCCTCTTGGATGGTAAATAATGCGAATAGGAGAATAGATCCAGCATTCGCTGGCGTGGATAAGAATGACCCATCATCCATAATGATGGCGAACGGCGGCCAAGTGAAAGGCGCACTTGGACAAATCTCGGACGGCCAATCGGATGACGTTCCCATTATGGGTTCGCGCGATGAGTTCATGGTTCCGGCCGACGTTGTGTCGGCATTAGGCTCTGGCAGTAGCAATGCGGGCGCTGAGATTTTGCATCGCATGATGCATGAGGTAAGGTCACATGCGCGCTCTGGACCAAACAATGACATCCCGCCAAAGGCAAAATCTCCCCTCGAATATCTGCGTGATGCCATGAAAGGAAATCGATAATGGCTCTTGAATGGCTAACCCAAGGTTCTGCGCCGCCTAATGTGCAATCAAACAGCACGGCAGTCGGACAAATCCCGCAATGGCTGGCGGACTACCAATCCGGCATCGCTGGCAAAGCAGTGGGCCTAGCTGGTCAGGGATATACCCCCTATACGGCACCGCGCATTGCGGGATTCACACCAGATCAAACTACCGCATTCCAAACGATCCGGGACAGCCAAGGTAATTGGCAGCCAGAGCTGGACGCATCCACTAATACATTAGGCAATATCATGCCTAATGTCGATAACAGGCTCGGACAAGGAGCGGCCTATGGCAGCGCAGCGACCACCACTGCGGGCCAAGCCAGTGATCAAGCCAATGCCGCAGTTGCAGGACCGGCCCAAAGCTGGACCTCCAATTGGCAGCAGTATATGTCGCCTTACACGCAAAGCGTGGTCAATGAAATCGGCCGCCTTGGCAATCGTAATCTGATGGAAAACATCATTCCGCAGGTTCAAGATCAATTTATCGGTTCCGGCCAGTTTGGCTCTACGCGCAATGCCGACATTCTCGGCCGATCGATTCGTGATGCGCAGGCGGATATCTCGGGACGTCAATCGCAGGCGTTGGAAAGCGGTTTCGGCACTTCGGCGAACATCTTCGGCAATGATGCGAACCGCACACAACAGCAACAGCAGATGCAGGCCACAACGGCACTCGGTGCTGGCACGTTAGGAGCGAATACCAATCTCTCGGCGGGCAATATGGCAAATCAGGCGGCGCAGATCGGCGCGAATGCCGGTCTTGGCGTGGCACAGCAGCAATCCGCCTTGGCCCAAATGCGTCAAGCTTTAGCCCAGAAAGATGCAGCGGCATTGGCAGCGACAGGACAGCAGCAGCAAGGTCTGAATCAGCAAAACATGGATCTCGCCTATAAGGATTTCTTGGATCAGCGCGACTGGGACAAGAACAATCTCACATGGCTGAGCGGCATGGCGAAAAACAATATCGTGCCGCAGTCGAACACCGTCTCGACTTCCGAGCCATTGCCGGATGCGACCATGGGGCCGAGCGCTTTGCAGCTCATTGGAGCGGGTGCAGATTTGGCAAAGGGTTCTGGATTATTTGATCGTATAGCGGCAGGGTGGTCATAAATGACTGATGATACTAAAGGCGCATTGTCTCAATTTGGCAGCAATGACCAGTTGATGGGGGCATTGTCGCAGCTCGCCCAAAACCCCATTGATGAAAATCGCAAATGGCTTGCCTCTGCTGCCGGATGGCTGGCGCCCAATCATTCTGGTAGTTACGGCGAGGCGCTCGGCAACTCGTTAAAGGCCATGAACGATACCCAAGGCGCACAGGAGAAGCTTAAGGCATCCTATGTGCCGCATGTGACGCAAGCCTTGATCCAAGCGGCGCAGTTCCAGCGTCAGCGCGAAATCGACAACATGCTGGCTAATGAGCTCTTGGGCGGTGGCAGTGGCGGTCAGGCACAGCAGCCAGCAGCGATGCCGGGGCAGCTTGGCAGCGGGACGTATGGGACGATGGCACCGCCGTCCGGTATGCCGTCGATTCCGGCGACTAATCCGCAAGCAGCCACGGCCGGACGCATCGCCAGCATGACGCCGGAAAAGCTGGCGATGTTCAAGCGCTTTGGTGTCGATCTCCTGCCAGAATATAAGCTGGCCACGGAAGGATTCGAGCGCAAACCTGGATCGTATTATGACATTCCGGGACAGGGACGCGTCTATATTCCTGACCCTACCAAGGGCATTGGCTTGGACCAAAGCGGGAATGTGGTTGCGCTTCCCGGATTCTCGCAGACAAACGCTGGTATTGAAGCTGCCAAGGCAGGTGCGATCGCTCGCGCGCAAAATGATCAGACGCCATTGAAGCCGAGCGAGTTCCCGATGCGCGGACCATTGGCCAATCGGCCATTGACGGTAGGCCAATATGTCGACATTGCGAATGGCGGTGCGACTGGAGTCCCATCCGGTCAAGGCAATGGCGGCGGCTCATCCGAAGGACCACAAGGGCTTGATCTCAGCAAGTTATCTCCGCAACAGATAGCTTATCTGCAAAAGCAGGATCCAGAAGCCTTTGCCAACGGCGTGACAGATTTTGCGCAGACTTCGCAAAAGAGTACGTCTGCGCCTGATGGCGGTCCTCTCATGTCGCCAGAAGAGAAATTGCAGATGGAGGCTGATATCGCGCGCCGCAATAAGCCGGGATTGGAATACGCGACCAATACCGCCAAAAATATGGCGGACTATGAAAAGTCGCTCAATGATCGCGTTTCCGCTGGCGGCGATTTGATGATGCGTATCGCCGAATCGCGCGACACCTTGCAAAAATTCCAAGCAGGAGGCGGGACGGAATTCCGCACTGATTTGGCCAAGATCGCGCAAGGATTCGGCGCTCCTCAAAAGATGGTAGACAAAATCGCTGGTGGCGATTTGTCGGCCGCGCAGGAATTCCAGAAGCTAGCCGCAACGCAGGCTATGGAAACGCTCAAACAATCCCTCGGCCAAGGTGGACGCATTACGCAGGCAGAATTCAAGGTATTCCAGCATAACAACCCGAACCTTGACACAGATCCGAATGCCATCGAGAAGGTCTATAACTTTGCGACGAAGGTCTATGAACGCGATAAGGCCGAGCAGGACGCGCTTAATCAATACAAGTCATCGCCTAATGCCGATATTTCTAGTTTCCCAAATTGGTGGGCAACGCAATCACAAAAGCTTGGTTATGTCGAGCCAAAGCAGGTAACCGGCGAAGCGAAGGGAACGTCACCAAAAGCATCACCGATGCTTGCCAAAGAGAGTCAGGCGGCACCTGCGAATGCAGCACCGAAGATCATGCGCACTGGAACACATAATGGTAGGAAGGTCATCCAGTATTCAGACGGCAGTATTAAATATGCGGATTGAGCCATGCCGATCAATACAAATGAAGTGAATTGGGACGCACCGGATGAATCGCAGATCCAGTGGGATCAGCCAACGCGCCTCGAAGCCGCTAGAAAACAAGGCGAACAAGATGCCGCAGGGATTTGGGATGGCATAAAAAATTTCGCCCACGGGGTGGCAAAAGGTGCGGCAGATAATGTCCAAGTACCGGCGCAATTGCTGGCAAATTCCTATAGCAAGCTGTATAGCGGTATTCCAGTTGTAGGGGATTGGTTCAAGACGCAGGCCAATCAGATGAATCAGCGGCTGGCGAACCAGGAGGGTCAATATCAAGCCGAGACTCCTGGTTCGATCGCAGCAGGTGCAGGGCGCGTACTCGCTGGCTCCGTCCCGTTCATGCTCACAGGAGGCAGTTCCGCAGTTGCACAGGCACCCAAAGCAGTTGGCGCACTCGGATCTATTGCTAATGCATCCAAAGCGGTCATGCTGCCAGCCATAAAAGGAGCAGGTTATTCAACGGTGACGCAACCGGTTACGGATGCCACTACATCCCCCAATGGCGACAGCGATTTCTTCCAGAAAAAGGCGATGCAGGCGGGTTTCGGCGCATTGGGTAGCCTGTTCGGGGCGGGCATCGGAAATGTTGCTGGAAGAATGATTAAGCCGAATCCGAGTCAAGAAGTACAAGCCCTGGTGGATCAAGGCATCAATCCCACCCTCGGTCAGATGCTCGGCGGTGGATTCAAGCGTGCAGAGGAGGCAGCAACGAGCATTCCCGTGCTGGGCGATATGATCAAAAATGCACAGCGGCGATCCATCGAAGACTTGAATCGCGCTGCAGTCAATCAGGCGCTTAAGCCGATTAATGCAGCGCTTCCCAAAGGAGTGATGGGGAGAGATGCTATTGATTATGCTGGCAAACAGCTCGGCGATGCATACGATACCGTATTGGGGAAAATCGGTGCTACGGTGCCAGATGCTCAGTTCGGGGCCGATTTGGCCTCGCTCTCGGCGCTGACGAAAAATCTGCCTCAATCCAACTATGAGCAATTCGGTCGGATCATCCAGAATGAGATTCTGGATCGACTGGCTAAGGGGGCTATTACCTCGGATGGATTGAAGGCGGCGGAAAGCAATCTCGGGCAGATGGCAAAGAACTATATGCGCGATCAGAATTATGATAATCGCCAGATGGGGCTCGCCATCCAAGAGGCGCAGAATACCTTGCGCAATCTGGTACAGCGTACCAATCCGCAGGCAGCCGACGAACTGCAAAAGATCAATGCAGGCTATGCCAAGTATTTGCGCGCACAAAGAGCGGCCGCCTCGCTGGGTGCTGAAGAAGGGACATTCACGCCAGCTCAATTGCAAAATGCAGTCAAGGCGATGGATACTAGCCGAAATAAAGGCGCGTTTGCTAAAGGCGATGCCTTAATGCAAGACTTGTCCGAGCCAGCAAAGAGCGTGCTCGGCAATAAATTGCCAGATTCGGGAACGCCATTTAGGCATGCGGTACAAGCGGGGATAGCGGGGATAGCAGGGCATTCCATGATGCCCGGTCCTGTTGGTGCAATGATGGTTCCTGCAGTGGCTGGAATGGGCATTGCATCATTGCCCTATACAGGATTGGGACAAAAATTGGCCACGGCCGCACTGACAAAGCGTCCACAAAGTTTTGGCGCTCTGTCCAATATTGTACGGTCAGGTGCGCCACTAGCCGGTGCGGGATCGATGCCAACAATCCTTGAGTTTATGAATGATTAGCTTGATGCATGGCGCGAGTCCGATGAGAATCCCGCCAGCCAAGTGACGCCATAACTCGTTATTAGACATAATTTGACATGGTAATTGCGTAGCGCTGGGATAGCGCTTTAGCGAACATTAAAATTAATGCTTTTACACTAGAGCATTAATTTGTAAAATACAATTGATTTCTGATTGCCGTATGGGCTTTCGCAAACTTTATTTTGTGAGGCCTCTATGCGTCCAGTCGTCATGTCGGTTAGCTCCCAGACCACCAGCTCGCCGATCGTAGTCAGTCAATATCTCCAATTCCAAGTCGGCTTCGGCTGCGTAGTGAGCGCTGGCGCGACGCTGACCTACAAAGTTCAGCACACCTTCGACGTCCTCGGTGACGGCACGAACGGCACCACCACTCCCGCGAATGCCACTTGGTTTGACCATTCCGTGGTAACGGGCCAGACAGGCAACAAAGACGGCAATTATGCCTATCCGATCTATGCGCTGCGGCTCAATGTCACGGCATACACTTCAGGCACCGTCACCATTACAGCCATCGGCGCATCTTATTGAATGTGAATCATGGCAAATGTATCTATGGGAACAGGCGTTGTTGCAAGTGATGCCACATCAGCAGCTGCGATTGCAGCGGCTCTTGGGTATACGCCGAATGCGCAACAAGATGTCCAAAATTTATCGCCAACAGCTGGACAAACTATCAGCATGACGGACAACTCTGTCGATGGTTTGCTATGGCTTACCCCGGCCGGCACGTTAGCGACTTTAACCGTAAATTTTCCAAGTGACGCAAATAGCCGGATTGGACAGGTTCGCTCCGTTGGGAGTTCAAAACAGATAACGGCAATTACGCTGTCCAATGCTACCTTTTTCAATACCGTATCTACGATAGCCCTAGGAGAGTGCTATTCATTTCAAAAAGTCGCTGCAAATACTTGGGTAAGAATCCTTTAATTGAAAATTAAACAATGAATAAGAAAAGTCTTCTTCTGCTATTTTTAGTACCAACTTTAGCTTTTTCTGGTGCAGACGATTTGCGTATTGAACAAAGGAATAGCACTGACACTGCAACCATTGTTAGGACGATGCCAAATACTGCGCCGAATGACAGTATTTTGTATTACAACGGGTCAACTCTCTTGCCAGGAATGGCCACACTAGGATCAGGACTTTCCATCACAAGCGGTGTTTTAAATGTGACGGTATCTGGTCAAGTAAATAGCGATTGGAACGCAACTAGTGGAGTCTCTAAAATCCTCAACAAGCCGACAATTTCTACAGTAGGAATGACCGGATTGTATGCCGACCTGCTAGGTTCCCCGGCGTTAGCTGCAGTAGCTACGAGTGGCAGCTACAATGATTTGAGCAATAAGCCGACTATCCCATCTGCGCAAGTTAACTCTGATTGGAATGCATCGTCTGGTGTTGCGCAGATTCTCAATAAGCCATCGTTATCTACGGTTGCGACAACAGGCGCATATAGCGATTTGAGCGGTAAGCCGACATTGGGCACGGCTGCTGCACTTAATGTCCCTTCATCTGGAGATGCTGCGTCTAGTGAAGTAGTGAAGGGTAATGATTCTCGCTTGACTAATGCAACTGCTAATTCTCGTTCCGCTATATCGTTGACGACGAGCGGAACATCTGGCGCTGCGACCTATAACAGCACAACTGGCGTTCTCAATGTACCGAACTATGCCAACAGTGGTGGAACGGTAACCAGTATTACGGCAGGCACAGGACTATCTGGCGGCACCATTACAACCAGCGGCACGATTAGCTTGCCTAACACTGGAACTTCCGGTACATACAGCAGCATAACTACTGACGCGCAAGGAAGAGTAACTGCTGGTACAACACGCAGCTTTAGCTATACGACTCGATCTCTTAATACCTGTTTCCAGGTATCTAGCACGAGAGACGCTATTGTCGCATACAGCGTTGATATTGCTACATCGTTGACGTTGTCTACAGGTCAGCAAGGCACTGTGTATCTTCGTGTTTACAGTAACAACGCATGCTCTACTGGGACACAAGAAATAACGAGGTTCGTCAACGGTAATACTGGAACGCTGACGATCGGATTGTCATTAACCCAGAATGTAACTGGAACACTTACTGGAGTTATTCCTGCCGGTTCCTACGTGCAGCTTGTCACAGAAAATAATACTGGGACTCCCACTTTTACAGCGAGGCCAGGGCAAGAAGTTTTAATGTAAATATTTTTTTGCAACAAGAAGGCCAAAAATGCCTATCTCAAAGTTTAGCCAACCATGGGAAAGAAAATGAGCGAGACAATATCCGGATCTGCCGTCGGCATGGCAGGAATCAAAGTGCTTGTAGCCCCAGGCGTGATCGGGATATTGGGCGGTGCGGTTGGGTTTCTTTTTCTTTGGCCGAAAGATCGCAAGGAAGGATTTTCCCGACTTTTTGTTAGCGGACTTTCTTCTCACTTTTTCGGCGATGCCGTGATGAGGACTATCGTCAACTTCGCGCCATGGATACCGGATAAAGAAATACAGGCTGGCGCGTACTTAATAGCAGCACTCCCGGCCTGGTGGATCTTGGGGGCCATCATCAAATACTTGAGCCGTGGAAAAGACATCAAGGAAATAGCCCAAGATGTGAAAGACGCGGTATGACGCAGGACGATCTCCTGACGATCATGCCCTACGCGAAGTCGCGCATTGCGGTTTTTTTTGTGCCACTCGTCGACGCGATGGCAGAGTTCGAGATAAATACGCATGCGCGCCAAGCCTCATTTCTATCGCAAGTCGGGCATGAATCGGGGCAGTTGCGCTACGTGCGCGAGCTCGCTTCTGGTGACGCCTACGAAGGCCGCAAGGATCTTGGCAATACAGAGCTGGGGGATGGCCGCCGATACAAGGGAAGAGGCCTGATCCAAGTCACTGGACGTGCGAACTACGCAAAGTGCGGAGAGGCGCTTGGCCTGAATCTTATCGAGCATCCAGAGCTTCTTGAAGGGCCGGTGAACGCTTGTCGTTCTGCTGCGTGGTTCTGGAAAAGCCACGGGCTCAATGAGCTAGCGGACGCCGGCGATCAGGTAAAGGTGACGCGCCGGATTAACGGTGGCATCAATGGATTATCCGACCGGCTGGCACTGTTTAAAGTGGCCGAGCAAGTCTTGGCATGACCGGATAAATTTCCTGAAAGATCAATAAAACATTGATTTTAGTCAACAAAGTACTAGCCTACAGGAAACCACCCTGTGCGCGGCCCTAGTGCGGGGAGCTTGGTCAGCCAAGGGCGCAAGGAGACTGTCATGTTACGCCTCGCCCTGCTCGCCATGCTGTTTTGCACCACCGCCCATGCCGTGACTGACAACCCGGACGGTTCTGTGACGATGACACACGAAGAAGCCAAATACATCGCCGACAACCTAGAAAAAATGGAAGCCGATATCCAGCAATTGCAGAAGGACCGCGCCATTTCCTTACAAGTATTGAAGCGCATGCAGGAAGAAATCAACCGATTGGAGAAGGGCCCATGTATCTGAGATTGATCGCCATTGGATTGGCAATCGTAGCCTTTGTGGGTGGCTGCGTGGCCTACCACCATCATGTCTATCAGAGCGGCTATGACGCGGCAGAAGCGATCTATCAGAAGCTCGAGCTCGAGGCAAATCTAAAGGCAAAGCAGGAGCTGGCCGATGCCAATGCACAGATCCGCTCGCTGAGTCTCAAGCTCACCAGCCAGCTCGATCAAATCGCAGAACTTAAACAGAAGGAGCAACAAGATGCAAAAGCTCACGAAACTGCTCTGCGCGCCGCTCTGCGCACTGGCGCTGTGCGGCTGTCCATCCCCATCGCCGCTTGTGAAAGTGGTCAAGCCGGACCCGATCAGCGTACCGGAGTTGCCAGCGGAGCTGAAAGTCAAGCACGCGCCGAACTACTGCCAGCGATTGCTGACGACCTTGCAAGTCTCGCCTTCGACGCAGATGCAGAAGTGCGGCGAACCAATGAATGCATCGACCGATACGAATCCGTGAGGCGAATTCTGAATGGAGAATAGATCACGAAATGATGTGGCGATAGCAAAGATAATTACATGAAGCACTCTCTGATCTGCAAGCGAAAGATGATGCTGACGCTAATAGTCCTGCTCACGGCTTGCACATCTCCAGAACCATCTGTAATCAACCTGCCGGACAGGCCGCTGCCCCAAGTGCCGCCCGAGCTGATGAAGCCGGCACCGGAACCGTCGAGCTTCCTGCAGCAACTGAGCACGATCTTCTGGCATTGACAAAGCGCGCAGATGAACTGCGGAAGAACCGCGCCTTAAGGCTCACTGCGATTATTCGTTGTACTGCTGCTTTCAATCTCGTTCCTTATTACAGTGGTGCAGCCAGAACAACAGCCTGCCTAGCCACGAATGCCGCGCCTCGTCATCTCTTCAGCATACAGAAACCACCCAGCAAAACAGCATTGGTGCCATTCAGAGTTAGGTTGCTGTTCTGACGCGTCCGCAAGATCTGCTTCCGCTGTCTTAAATGCCGATTTCAGCTCGTCGTCTGTCAGGCTGTCAAAGTACACTTGAAGTCGTTCACTTTCTTCTCCTTCTATGCTGCTGCATCTGAAACAAGTTGCCATCCTGTGCTTGATTTGTGCATGCGACGAATTCTTATCGTGGTGGTGTTTTCGCTGATCCAGCCGCTAACAGGATTTGTTTTTGCAACTCTCGCTTTCCCGTTTGATACAGAAACAACGCCCTCTATGCTGCTGTTCAGTGCTAGGCGGCTTCACTCCATCCACGATACGCAGCCGTCCGTTTCGCACTTGCCATGCACATGGCCGTTGTATGCTGATTGCGACAAATGCAGCTTGCCCTTGCAGATCGGGCATTCGACAACATCGCGCCGGTCTTCCGCTGGATTTGGCTTTACCCGCCACTTAGATGCGACCTTGAGCGCCACAATCGTACGGTTCATGAAAGCATCGGACTCGCGGCGGTCTGCCTCGACTTCTTCGGATGTCGGCTCGCGGAAGTGCGTACAAGGGGACATCGCTTCGCCGCGCCTGTCGATTTCTTTGCGCATACTCGGTTCGCCGGATTTGATGTATGTGCTTTTGCCATCTGCTGCCACCGTTTGATATTGAATGCACGGTAGGCGAAACAGGATTCCAGGCTTGTTGATGTCGAACGCCTCTGAATAATTGATGCCTGCCTTGCAGCACGACTCTCTTTCACGCAAGCCGGTGAAATGAATGCATGTGCCTTTGTTCATTTATCCCTCCCTTCCTGTTCCCTTGCGGCTGGCTGTGTGGCGATGGCTTCGCGAATAGCAGCGTCTAAGTCCTCGCCACTCAGCACCACGTTGTCAGGCGTCAGTCCTGCAAATACACCGCCCTCATAGACCGATTCGAGGTTTCGTTCTCGCAAATAGCGATAGAAGCGCGTCGCATCAAGGCTCAACCATCCAAGCTGTTCAGCGGATTGTTCGTCATGTCCGCCATAGCCCATCAAAAGCATTGCGTCGTCTGCTACTCGCTTGCTGATTTCTTCGGGTTCGCTCGGAACGCAGGGCAGCCAGAAATTCAGAGCCTTTTGCAACTGGTTGCGATGGCTTCGCTCGAATGCCAATTCAGATTGCAGCTCCACGTTCTGCTTCCTCAGTGCTTCCATGTCTGTGCTGGCAGGAATAGAGCGGCGGTTCCAAGCGGTCACAACGTCTTCCCGCGAGTCCTTAATCATGCCAACGTCGCAGCATTCAATCGTCCAACTGCCAGGATAATCGGGCATGATCGGCTTGCCCTCCCACGTCAAATGATGCGTGTGCGGCTCAATGTGATTCAGGACAGGTTCGCCCCCACAGAAGGGGAACTTTAAAAGCTCAGTCACGATGGCTCCTTTCCATTGGACTTCGTAGCGACGCGCGCATCGATCCATTCGACGAGCGAAAAGACGAGTGCAAGAATGCCGCTGGCGACCATGAAATATCCAGCCGTCGAGTCCGTCATCTTGGGCGCGGCAACAATCAGGCCGGCAAGTACCATTGTGGTGGATGCCTTCATGCTGCCCCGCCTTTCTTCTCTTCTCCTTGAAGAGACTTGCCATAGCCCATATCAAGCTCTTGGGCTTGGTCGACAAGCGCTTGCATGGCGGATTCTTTTTGAAGAGACTTGCCGATCTCAGCGGCTGCAAGGCAGATTGCGCGGCGCGTGGTCTCGTGATTGTCGCCTTCGTAGTCGGCGTTCCACTCTTTTCTATACCATGGGCCGCGACCATCTGATGTAGGTGCCCCAGTTTGATGAAGAGTTAAGCCAGCGCGTGCGGCATCTGGGTCATCCAGCATGATATTCAATCGAAGCTTCACCGCCAGCCGCAGCGCCAAATCATCACGTTCAAGAGGATTTCTGTCTGCTCCATATACCTCACCAGAAGCCTTTCCAGCTAATTCAAGCAGTCTTATATCGTCCATGTCCGTCTCTTTTGTATGTTGAGTAATCGCGTTTCACCTTCATGTGTCGCTTTTGTCCCGCATCAGGGGATGGCTTGGTGGAGAGCGCAGCCAGCATGCGTGATTGGCGCATAGTCAGACCGCACGACGAACAAGCTTCCTCTTCGTCATCCGCAAACGTCGCTGCCGGTACTGGTGAGGCAGTGGCGGCGATGGCGGCTGCGATTTTCAGCACGGTATCAACATGAATGATTTCGTGGCTGTCTTCGCTCATGAGGGAAGCATTGCCTGACAATAGCCAGTCGTCTTGTTGCCTGAACTCCGGCATGGCCGTCTTCAGCGCTTCTAGTAATGAGTGGTTAGACATTGGCTTGGTCCTCAAAAGGCTCTATTTCATTGACCGCAACGCCGAAGGTTCGGTCGGTAATGTGTTCGTGAGATACGGCCACTGGATATGCATAGGTCGGATTGATGGCGCGCACGATCAGGATTTCACCTGGACTAGCATAAAGACCTCCTGGCGAGTCACCGCTTGGTGTGTCACCAAGTCTTTCAAGCGCACGCACTTTCTGATCGACTCGGTAATTTCCAAGCATTGCCTTGTGTAGTTCAGCAATCTCCTGCGGGCTCACTTTCCTTCCTCCTTCTTGGTGGATTGGATAGCGGCCCGTTTTGCGCGGAACACGATGTTTTCTGCGCCACAGATTGCCGGATGACCAAGTTCTGAATCATCAAAGTGATCTTCGCAAAACTTCAGCAGCCCCGCTATCGCTGCGATAAGGTCACTACGCTCCGCATCCCGCACATCGTCACGCGCTACCGGCTGGGCTGCCTCACTAGATAAGCCGTTATCTAGTGACCCCTTACTAGATAGCTGATCTTCCTTGTCTGATACGGTGGAGAGGGCGCGGAGTGCGAATTCATTCATCTGTTCTGCTGAATGGCTCCACACATCCTTATTATTATCCTCATCAAAGCAATGTGTATCCGGTTCAGGAAGCGGTGGAAGCTCTCTTACTTTGTCGTCGTGTGTGGTCATGCGCCCTCCGATGATCCGCGTTTATAGTCACCAGCCATCCATCCATCCTGTAAGTCAGCATCTGAGACTGTACGCATTGCTTTCTCGCACTCTGGGTGCATTCTCCCTGTCATGAAATCACCATCGAAGACATACGCACGGTAGAACGCTTGCTCACCGGATTGGATGGCTTCTGCGCACCATTCGCATGAATGTCGCTTTCGAGCCGTCACCATCTTGGCGCGGATTTCCGTGTAGCTCATCCATTCACCTCATTGCTGTTATCTGCTGCGCCGTTGGTGGCAGAACTTTTCATGTCGGCAATAACCTGCTCAATCGCCTCTAACATTGGTCCGCATGTGCGTTCTCGCGCTATTGCTTCGTCAGCGCCATACTCTTTCACAAACTGCTCGGCAAACCAGTTCCGCGCAGACGCGCCTTTCAATCGAACAGTTGTCATCTCACTCGCCCCCATCAGTAGCTGCATTCGTCTGCTGCATGGCGGCGTCTATAGCAGCATCAAACATCTCACCTGTATAGACCTCACCACCACTACCCCAATTGGCAGCAGCCAGCGCATCAAGATCCGCATGACGCAACCAGCGATAGCGTTCCGCATCCTTCGCGTCGCCAGAGGGCGCAGCAGGTGTAATACTTTTCCACGCTGCAACAGCTTCCGCCGCTGTACGCTGTCCAAATGGTTTCAGACCTTCACGCAAGCAATACTCGAACATCGCTTTTGCTTGGTCGGCGCTGAAAAGGTTCGTGCCAATTGGCCACGTCTTGTTCTTGTTCCACTCGTCGTCCTTGCGACCATCGAAGCTAATCCCGCAATCAGGGTAAAAGTCCGTCGGCAACTTCCAGCAGAGGAATCGGTTCACCATTTCTTTGATGTCCGGAACTGCTGTAGATGGCGCTGACTGTGCGGCGTCTAACATGGCGACGGCGTTAGCAACCAATTGCGCTTCAGCTTTTAATGCGCGTTGACGGAATACATCTACTTTTTCCTGACCATCTTTAAATCCTCGCTCGTATTCGCATGGCTGTACTGGCTGCGATTGCAGAGGCGCGACAAAGGACGGCAGCGCCGCCTTGCGTTCTGCAATCTTCCCGCGCGCTTGCGTGACTGACTTTGGCTCAATTTCTGTTTGCTGTGCCGGCTGCGATTGCAGAGCTGAAGCCTCATAAGCCTCCATTGCAGCGCTCCGCAGCTCGTTAGCATTGAGCTTTCCCTTTGCTAAGGCATATAGGGTTGAACGCAGCAAACTTATGATGTGATCGCGGCTGTCGCTCGGCGATTGCAGAAGGAGGGCGGCGCGTGCTTGCCATGCTTTCCAAGCGGCAGTCAGTTCGACTGAATTGAATTCAGAATAGACAGTGAATCCTTTGCCATATCTGATATGCCACTTATCAAACTCTTTGCGTTCGTCAATCGTTATCGGCTCAGGTTGTGCGGCTTCCGGCTGCGGTGCATTGCTGCGAGAGAGAAGGGCCTCGATGAAGTTGGCGGCATAGTGCTTGTTGTCCGCGCGAAGATCGGCAAGCAGCTCGCTTGGATCGGTGGCGGTAGCATTAAACTCTTCCGTTATTCCTCCTGCTGGTACAGGGGCGGCAATCGAATCAAGCGCCTTGAACACGAACTCGCCTTTCGGATTGCCGGCAGTAGGCCCGCCTCCGACGATCTCGAAGCTGCGCTCGCGGCTCCATCCTTCAGTTACGTCGAACGAATCGCCAATGCAGAAGCCACGTTGCTTGGCGTATTCGTCCAGCGTGTCACCCATATACTCGTCTTCGTCTGAATAGCCCCACATGGTCAAATCTTGCGGCTGCGGTGCAGGGGCGGCACTGCCCAATGCAGCAATAAAGTCTTCAAACTTCAGCCCTGCGATATCCGCGCCTACCTTGTGCCAAGCTTCGTACATGGCGTCATTGCTTCGCGGTGCAGGGGCGCCCGGCTCGCAGTCCCTCACCAAGCATCCCGACGCCGGCAAAGCACTCGATGGTAGATAAAGCCAGCTCATTCAATTGGACTCCCTGTAGATAGTCGTATTCCGGAACATTGGGTGAGAGGTCATGACGCATTCATTTCGAGCTTTGACACGACACGCCCCTTTACATCCGCCATCTTTAGCGGCTTGGTCGGCATCATGTACACGCGGCCATATCCGTCATCCATTCGACGCACGCTGCGCACCACAACATCAGTACGACCTTTGCGCTCAAGCCATTTCTTCATGGCGGCGCAAACCTTTCCCACGTTGTCCGACTCGGTCTTGATGCACTGACCGGGGCGCATCTCGGAAAACATTTCGTCGTACTTGCTGGCGACAATGCGCCTCGCGGGGAATGGAGTGGTGTCAATTTCAAACATTGTCAAATCTCTCTATTTGGTGGCCCAAGCAGACAGGCCAATAAAAAAGCCGCATTAGTTAGGACCCTGGTGGAACCCGACTCACACTGAGAAAGTCGGCAGGGCCCTAGCTAATACGGCTTTGGATTGGTTCCACGCAATCAATGGTTCTAGTATATACATGGAAACTATGCCGTCAAGACATTTTTGCGATCTAGCAATTCCAAATCCTTAGCCGCTTCCCATACCTGCGCGTATGCAGCTGGGTGGTAATAGAAGCGCTTCATGCTGTCGGCATCGATGGCCTTGCCGGTGCGGATGTAGGTGAGTAGCTCTTGCAGGAATCCGCGCTCTGGATCTTGGTACAGCATCGGCGCGTGGCGCGAGCAGACCTTCATCCCGGTTTTGTAGTCGACCCACCATCCCTGCATCGTTGAATCGACGTAGAAATAACCGGTTATGTTGTATTGGGAGGAATAGAACAGCCGCGGCCCGTGATCAGCCAGCGCGCCGATTACGGCGTTGGCCTGTCGCATGCGGTGTTCTATTACTTGGCTTTGGCGGTCAGTCATGAGTGCCCTCTGCAATAGAGTCGTCATAGTCCTTGATCAGCTGCTTTGCCTGGTTGGCGATTTCTTCAGCATTGCGCATTGCATCCTCAAGAATTGTCTCTGCTGTTCGTTTCATGCATCGAACAGCATGACGCATTGGATGCTCGCTATCCAATTTTTCTCCAATGGCGCGAACTGACGCCAGTGCGCTGACTGCTTTATCCGCTAAACTTGGTGCGCTCATGCTTCATCCTTTACCGTAAGTTCAGCCCGATTCATGCGCAAGCTTTTCTCCGCTTCCGCTACCGCATTCTTGGCAATGATCTGAGCGCGCCTGCGCCAGTCGGCTGGACAGGTGGCCTCTAGTACCTTCTCCACTTCGCCGATCTTGCGCAGGGCCGTGAGTAGCGCGGCGATGATTGCGTCGTTTGTCATGTCATGCTCCCGGTTGGTCTGGCACTTCGTCGCCGAACTTCGATGACACGAATGCGCGCATGGCAGCTTCGAGCGGCGTTTTCCCTGCCGCATCTGGCTCATCTATGGCCAAGTCGAAAGTAAGGCCATCTTCATATTTGAATGCCACCCAAACATCATCGTTTAATGGAGCCGTGCTTATCTTCTCGCGATCGATGATTGGGCCACCTTGTTCCCACGCGATGGACGGACAAAATGGTTGCGGGTCTTGCCGGAATGGATTGCTCGGGATAAGCACGCATGTCAGCATGCTCGCGCCATATTCACCTCGCGGATAGTCGCGCAACTCGACACCAGAAAATGTCGGGTCCAGTGTCATTGTCGGGAAGAGCTGGTGTGCGTTCTTCCACTCCTCTCCTGCCATTGCCGTCCAATAATCCAGCAATGCGCCGGTCAATTCTTTCGTCTTCTTCATGCTATTCCTTTTCTTTTGCCCACTCATTTATGTAGCTTTTGCTAGAGTTTGACCAGACGACGCCATGCGTCGATCCGTACGAATATAGATACTCAATAAATGCAGATCCCATGCGCTTGCTGAATCCGCGTGACTGAACGCCCAGCTGCACAATCCGCATTCCGTCCAAGCTCGGTGCCGACATGCCTTGTCCGACAAATGGATCACGCTCACCATTGGCAATAGCCTCCTCGCGCATAACCTGGACAAATGCTTCGATTAGGAGGCGCTTCCAGCTTTCACGGTCCCACTTCTTGCCCATGAAGGTGCAGTGCTTTGCGATGTCGGAGATCATGGCATGATATTTACACTCCATATCCCGCGACTTGGCCGGTTCCTCGATCGTGACCTTGTACCCAGCTGGCGCATGCTTGATGCCATCGTGGTAGATGTGGCCCCTGTTCGAGCGGCCTCCATCTTCCACTATGAAATAGACCTTCTTGTCCATGTCAGGCGGCCAAGCGTTCCTGCACTTGCTGGATATGCGCTACTAGCGCGGCGCAGATTCGCGGGAAGTCTTCGAAGTGATACAGCTTTGCGCTTCCATCCTTTTCGGCCGGCGGGAATCCCAAGCTGGTCAAGAAATCGGCGGTCACGACAAAACCTAAATGCTCGCTGATCTGGCCAAGGCGCAGTGTGGGCGGGCTGAGGAGCGCTGCCCTGGATGCAATCGACGTGCGGGAAATAGCCATGTCAGCGATGAGTTCAGTGGTCACAGCCTCCAGCTCGTCCAGCATTTTTCCTGGCAGCGACTCGGCAGCACGCGCGTCGGAAAGTGCACTCATGGTAGATGTGGCTGCTTGATTCGCTGCGGCGGCTTCCGCCTCCTGCTTCCGCTTGGCTTCGGCTATCTCGGCGCGCGCTTTTGCCTCTGCCTTGACACGCTCCTGCTCGGCGATCTTGGCGCGATCGTTTTCCAGTCGCTTTTCCTCTGCCGCCTTATGTTCGGCAATGCGTAGCTTGACTAGGCTGGTGCAATCGTCCGGCGATTTCAGAACGATCTGCGCAGTGTCGGCGAACAGGAATGCATGATCTGCGGCCAGTTCGCGCAGGGTGGTCAGATTGACCTGGATGCGGTCTGCGATCTCGTTCGCCGCGATCTTCGCGCGCGCCAGCTCCGTGTCCACCGCATCACGTAGGCTGGCGACGGTCTTTTTCCCTTTCATGACGCCTGCAAAGTCGGCGGGAATGCCCGGCATGTAGGCCTTACCGAGCCGCGTATTGAGTGCTTCGATGTGCGCGACCAGCTTCTTAACGCCATCTTGTTGGATGTCCAGGCGGATTTGCTTCTTGCGCGCCTCGACCAGCTTGTCCAACTCCAAACGCGTAGCGCGTGCTTCGGCCGCGATCTCGTCAATCGTGCGGAAAAGTGCGTCGATGCTTTCGGTTTGGCTCAGCGCGTGCTGCTTGGCACCAGCAAGGCGGTCTTCGATGTCCTCGCACCACTTCACCGTCTGCGCGGCATTTGCGAAGTCCTGATCGGTCGTCAACTCGCGGTTGATTCCCTTGAAAACCGTAATCGCGTGCGCCTTGAACTTGTCCAGGTTGCTGGCGGTGACCATGCCAGTGACCTCGATGTGCAGAGCAGGGAGGGATTCGGGCGCGCGCCCTACGGCTGCCGGCGCTTCGATGACCGGGACGTACTCGGCAAGGTCTTTCTCGAATTGCTTCCAGCCGGCGCGGATGCGGTCGAACCATACGGGATCGGGAAGAATCTCCATCGACACCCTGTTTTCCTCGGTACCATCGGATACGGTGAAGGTCCAGCGCTCGGCCCCGGTGACCATCAAGCATTGCTGCGGCTGCACCATGAATTCATCTGGCAGTTCTTTGGCGGCGACTGCTGCAGCAAGCGTGGCATTCCACTGCTTATGCTCCCATCCGTGCGATTCGGATATCGTCAGGCCATCACAGGACGCGGACAGAATGCCTTCCGAGCACGTCACGGGATAGAGGTCTTCACCGATGTCCCGCTCGATGAACGGACGTGCCAGGGCTTCGACCTCATGGCCGTGATCAAGGATGTTCTTCTGCACCCATTCGCTGAACTCCTTGGCGGTGCCGGTCTTCTTCATGTGCAGCAGTTCGTTGCGCTTTACCTTCTTCGATAGGCCTAGCATCGCGGCCGCCTCGCTGGCACCGAAATGCTCCAGTCGGAAGTGGTGCCATTCGTCGCTGCCTTGGAGGAGTTCATGGATTTGCATGTTTTTCTCGCGGGGTTTGTGTGGTTGGAGTCAGTCGTTCTCGTGGGACCAGCTATCAATCGTTAGCTTCTGTTCCTCGCTGAAGACGCGCTTGGTCTCCAGCATGGTGATCAGTGCCTTGGGCGTCTTCTTCTTGTCGACGATCAGCTTGCGCCAGTCGGCCTTGTTCTTTTCGAACTCTTCGGGCGAGCAAGCCGGAAGGGCTTTTTTGCCGCCATCGCCATTGCCGCCGCCGTTGTTCTCGGCCTTGTTTTCCATGACGGCCTTCCACGTTGTCTCGCCGTCCTTGATGGCGCCGTAGATGCCGCGCAGGTCGACCAGCTCGGCCGGCGAGCAGGCATCAAGCGCATGGCCGAGGTATTCGACCAGATCGTCAGCTTTGACCCCGATGCCGCCGAATGCGTCCGCGATCTTCTTGCGCTCAGCATCCGGGTCGCGCGCGGCTTCATCGAGGCGCACGTGCTTGATGATCTCTTCCGCTTCGTCCTGCATGTCGCCGGGAATGATGCGCAGGCCCAGGGTGCGGATTGCTTTGGAGATCAGCGCAGCGCGCTTATTGAGCAAGTCATCATCGGTGGCGGGTACCGTGTAGACGGGCTTCTTGTAGCTGTTCATGCGCATGGAAATGAAAGAGCCATCATCCATGGGCTTGGACCGCTCGACGGTCTTGGATACGCGCACGTCAAGCGGGTAGGTGAGATTCGATTCCAGATCGGTGACGGCGACGCGGTGCACTTCCTTGGTGTCGTCCTCGAAAATCATCGTGGTCTCGACCAGGACGTTCTTCATGCAGCGCAGGGCTACTTCGACGAAGCGGATACCAAGGCCTTCAACACCTTGACCGATCGGCTTGCGGTAGTAGGCGCTCTTGTTGTGCGCGAAGGACGGCCGGCGGCATTCCTTCATCAAGTCTTGCCGCACCTGGTCCCAATTGCGAGGACGCTGAAGGGCCATTACATAACGCGCCTCGACCATGGCCTTAGCCTGCGCGGCGACGGCCGTTGATGCGGTTTCGGCAAGGGCAAGCGTCGTGCTGGTGCCGCCGAACTCTTGGCGCACCGTGAGGGCATTTTGATTCGACTCGTTCATTGCGCTCTCCAGTTGTTCGTTATTTGAATGACTGCGGCTTCGATTTCGCGCTGACGGCATGCTTCGCAGGCGCACGGCTGCTTGTTTCGCTCTTTGGCGTCTGTGGCGTATTGCTGAGCGCGTGCGAGGCGAAGCTCGACGGGGAAGCCGTATTGATTGCGGCGGTCGGCAGTCATGCTTTACTTGCGCGCAGCATGGCGTCGGCGAACTTGAACGCGATGTCTGAGCAGTTACTCAGCACATGTTCGGTGCCGATGCAGCGGCCATTCGCTTCAACGTAAGCAGAAATGACTGCAGGCAGTGCCTGCGATGCAAACTCGTCGCGCAATGTTTTCTCGCTTGCCGGCCCGCCATCGCGAAATGGCCTATGAGCCTTTTGCGCAAGCTCATGCAAATTTTTGATGCCATTGCTGATTTCTTCGCTCATCTCACTCTCCCTATTGGATGCTGCGTTGATTACGAAAACGATTGCCCGTAAATATGAGTAAGGTTTGGCGCCTTCTTCCCAAGTTGCGCCCTTGGTTCGTCAGGGTTGAGAATCGTCAGCTGGCGGTCATACTGGATAGTTCTTCCGCTCGCGGCTTCGTACGGGGAAATGAACGCCACTTCGTTAGTACGCAGATAATCCAGCGCGTTTCTCGCAACCAATTCCGAATAAGTCCCGCCTTCAGGAACGCCTTTTGGCCACATGGCGTTACGACCTTCGAAGCGTGAATGAAGATAGTGATCCTTCAAAAATTCATACATTTGTTCGTAGGTAGGAAATTGCATATTTTGTTTCACTCCACTGTCTGCGTTGTATTGGTTGTTAGATAGTTGCTGTTTCTGCCAATTCAGTCCTTGCGCAAATCTCACGAAGCCTCTTTTCTTGTGCGTCCCAGGCAGCGGCCCTGGCAGCGGCACTGGTAGCGTCCCAGGCAGCGGCCCTAGCAGCGTCCCAGGCAGCGGCCCTGGCAGCGTCCCAGGCAGCGGCCCTGGCAGCGTCCCAGGCAGCGGCCCTGGCAGCGGCACTGGCAGCGGCACTGGCAGCGTCTAATTCTTTCGTTGTTGCCTCGCCATTTGCAAAGCGTTCGGCTACCGTTAGCGCGTTCTTGCTGCGTTCGTCTTCCATCAAATGCTCAACTTGACGTGCGCACCACACAGCGAACAGCCTAATTTCACGATCATGGCCAGAGACGGCACGCAAACACCACAACGCGTCATCGAGTCCGTTACTGTCTAAAACATTGATAATTGGCAATGGCTCGTCGTCGGCTTTCGTTTTACCGAGATGGCGAAGTAATTTCTCCCACCCTTCAACGCAAGGACCGTGTTCGCGAATCTTGTTCAATGTTGTTTGCATCTTGATCTCCCGTGGTTGTATTGGTTGTTATGCGTTTTCCGCTTCTTGCTGCTCAATCTTTTCACAAATTTCACGCAGGCGCTTTTCTTGTGCGGCCCAAGCGGCGGCCCTAGCGGCGTCCCAAGCGGCGTCCCTAGCGGCGTCCCTAGCGGCGGCCCAAGCGGCGGCCATAGCGGCGGCCCTAGCGGCGGCCCAAGCGGCGTCCCAAGCGGCGGCCCAAGCGGCGGCCCTAGCGGCGTCCCAAGCGGCGGCCCAAGCGGCGGCCCTAGCGGCGTCCCTAGCGGCGTCCCTAGCGGCGTCCCTAGCGGCGGCCCAAGCGGCGGCCCAAGCGGCGGCCCAAGCGGCGTCTAATTCTTCCGCTGTCGCTTCACCATTTGCAAATCTTTCCGCAACCGTGAGCCCGTTCTTGCTTTGGCCATCCCCCATAAGATGTTCAACCTGACGCGCACACCACACAGCGAACAACCTGATTTCGCGATCATGGCCAGAGACGGCGCGTAAGCACCACAAAGCATCGTCGAGGCCATTGCTGTCGAGGATTTGAATAATGGAAATGGGCTCGTCGTCTGCTTTCGTTTTTCCGAGATTGCGCAGAAGCTTCTCCCATCCTTCCGAGCAAGGACTTTGTTTGCGAATTTTGTTCAATGTGGTTTTCATCTCATCTCCCTTGTTGTATTGGTTGCTGGTGGCCGGTGGCGCTAGTTACTCCCGGCTTGCTCCGTTCGCGTCTGTTACTACGGAGCGTTTGTTGTATGTGCCGATTTCCACGGCAGCATTGGACGCCTCAACATGGCTGCGTATCGCCCTACGCTATTCCCCCAACACAGAAGACCATTTGCGGCGAGAATCGAACTCGCTTCCATGGGTGCGGTGCCCATCGTGCTGTGCTCGCGTACCTAACATTTCGGTATTCGCTTTGCACCATCTGACCAATCAGCTACGCAAATGGCCTTCTGTGTTGCCCCTGCTCTTACCCGGCAAGGGCTTTAGGGCACTGACAAACCGTAAGCAGAAGCCGTGCGCTCACTCTGCGTAGCTTGCCAATGACAGGCGGATTCGTTGCTGGTGGCCGGTGGCGCTAGTTACTCCCGGCTTTTCGGCATCCTGTACTCACATCTCGGCGGATAGACTGGCTCGCGGTGCCGTATCTACCTATGATCGTTCGCGATTTACGCCTGATGATTCGAGTATCCAAAACCTACATCTCTGGTGCGTATCGGCCCTACGCTTCACCAACAAGTTAGGAGGGGCTTTAGGTGGTTGCGGCATTGGCGATGCCGGCCATCCAAAGACTGCGTGTGCACCTCTGACCGACAGACTGCTAGCGGAGCCACCCGCATGTCCAGCCCGATTAGCCTGTACGTTGCCCATTGCCTTACTACTCTCCTAACTTCTTGGCCCTCGGACTTTCACCGAGGCTGCGCTTATCCCGAAGTTACGCGCTGGTGCTTCTGTTAGTGTCGGGTGCCCTACTCAACTCCCGAATGGGTTCATCGGCTTCGCCAGCTTTACGCTGGAACGTTGGCATCGCCAATCCACTTTCGTGTCCAAGGTAATCCTTGGCCTGACCCGTGTTTGCCTTACTGCGCAAGGGCTAGCGCATTCACTAACACGACCGCGGACCGAATTCAGTGTTTTGCAACCGAATCGCCAGCGGTACTGAACTGGCCTACCGTCAATCCGCATGTGTGTTAGCCCCGCGTTTCGTGCGGGTGACGGCGCGATATACGCGCACCAGGGAGTACTCAGTATTCTTTGATGCGACTTTCCGCAATCGGAGTGCAGTATTTCGACCAGTAATTAAGCGCGATCATGCGGAATGCTTCGCCAGCTTGTTGATACTGGCACTTGTCGAGGAATGCGATGGCTGGAGCCACATCTTTGATTGGCGATTCCATGATCGCCTCGACAAAATGCTCGGGTTTCATCGGATCGTAATCCGTGGTGAGCATGTGCGCTACTTCGTCAGCGATCAGGCGTTTCCGTTCTTCTCCTGTGCTGCTGCGCTCTACAGGCATCTGCCGATCATAGTTGCGCTGTGCTGCTGCTAGTCCTGAAATTGTCATGATTGAGCTCCAGATTCTGCGAGAATGGCGCGAGCATTGCATACCCAAGCTGGCTCGCCGTGTTCAGCTGCTCGAACATCGGTAGGGCCTGAAACGGAGAAGCCGGAAGCTTCTATTGCTTGCACGAGCGCCTGAGCCAGATTCGGCGCAGCGTCCTGCAGACGTTCAACGCGCAGCGCTTCTGCTCGCGCTGCATCAACCGATGCCAGATAGTTCTTCATCCACAAATCAGCTTCTTCAATAGTTGGCTTCGTTTGCATCGTTCGCTTCTCGTTGTGTGCTGACATGGAATGAATCTTACGATACGCAAAAACATATTGCAAGCAATTTATGCAAAAATAAATATGCAATCCTAAATAAAAAATGTGCTATTATTAAACACATGAAAACGACAACAGAACTTATTCAGGCGCTACTTGACAAGGGCGAAACACAAGACTCAATTGCCGCATCTCTTGGCACGTCGCAATCAAGGATAAGCAGAATCATCAATGGCAAAACAACGCATATTGATGTTGAGCTGCACATGGGCCTTCTTTCTCTTGTTGAGAAAAGTCCAGCCAAGCGAAGGAAGAAGAAATGAAGTCACATAACAGTGGAGATTGAAATGTCTGCAAAAACTACAGGTGCCGAGTTTAAGCGATTCTATAGCGACGCCAAATTTTGGCCTGATGGATCATGGCATGATGACGATGTAATTATCGTAGATGGTGTACATCAAGAGTATATCGAAGCTGACAAAATACCGGATTCGTCCAATGTTGTTATTAAATGCGGCTTTGTATTTCTTAGCCAAGAAGATGACACAGGTGTGGCGTTAGATACTTATTTCAAGCGTTGGCTGAAGGCGCAAACTACGCGCACGGTATTAGTGGAAATCGATGCAGCAAAGCTGGATGATCTTTTTGCTGCTATCAACAGTTGTGGCGGGAAAGTCGTAAGCGGGAGAAACTGACATGCGCACGCTAACGATCTGGCAAATGCTGTCATCCTTGCACGGCATGCTTGGAACGAAGGATCTTTCGAGCTGGGAGCAGGACTTCGTGCGCAACTGCTACGACACCGTGCAGCACAACAAGGACACTAGCCAGCTCAGTGATAAGCAAGTCGAGATAATCCACACCACGTTCGAGAAGCATTTTTCGTAGGTGATTAGGATAATGACGGCTGTCACTAACAGACAAAAAACGCAGAATGAGGGCGGTGAAATGGAATCAAATGCATTAACTAGCCAAATTGCGAAAAGCAATATCGCAGAAATATTGAAGATATTGGATGTTTATTCAATGGCTGTTACTGATTTGGCAGTCTTAATTGGATTGGCGAAGAACACGACACGCAGGTATATCAAAGTTATGCATGATGAAAAAATGATTCACATTCATAAATGGTGTGTTATTAAATCTGGGAATTTGATACCTAGCTATATGAGTGGTGATCGTTTTGATGAACCAAAAACAGATGACCATAAGATTGCTTCAAAAAACAAAAGGGCTGCATACCTCAAACAATACGGCATAGAAAATAGAGAGAAATGCTATGAAAACATGAACAAATATAGAGAAGCCAACTGGGAAAGCGTTCTTAATTCGTCAAAAATATCAAGATTAAAAAACATTGAGAAAGCGAGAGCAAGGGATGCTGAGTACTACAAAAACAATAGAGAAAAATGCAGAGCAGCCACAAAGAAATGGGAAGAGGAAAACGCAGATGCCGTAAGGGTGATGAGACAAAATAGAAGGGCTAGAAAAAACTCAGGAACGCTTTCAAAAGATATAGTTACTAAGCTGTTAGCACTCCAAAAGAAGAAATGAGCATGTTGCAAAAAGAAGCTTGGTGCCAACTTCCACATAGATCACATAATTCCATTAGCTCGCGGAGGAAAAAATACTGACGACAATGTTCAGTTATTGAGGGCAGAGTGCAATTTAAAGAAAAACGCAAAAGACCCAATTGTATTTATGCGGGAAAGAGGGTTTTTGCTGTGACCGCCATATATTTGTGCAACGGAAAGCCGCGTCCCGCGCCAGATGCAACCCACTGGGCGCAAGACGGCTGGTTCGACGACCCGCACGGCATGACGCGCAAGCCGAAGATGGTGCCGATCAAGAATGTGTTTGATTGCGCGGCGTGTGCGTATGACAAATCCGCATCCGATCCTAAGTGTGACGGGTGCCAGTGGAGGAAATAAAAATGAAGGAAAAGCCAATACTTTTCAGCGCGCCGATGGTCAGAGCGATCCTCGACGGCAGAAAGACCCAAACACGCCGGATTGCAAAAATAAAAGATATCATCGGCCACCCTCAATTTGAGTTGTTAAAGATCGTCACCCTGGAGAACGGACGGCAGGGGTGGCTAAACTCGCAGTCAGATCATCCTAATCACATCACGACGCTGTGCCCATACGGCCAGCCAGGTGAGTCTCGCCTATGGGTTAGGGAAACATTCTTCGCGTGGGGGAGATGGGAAACGCGATTTAGCGAGAAAAAGGGCCGAGACGAATGGCACTTCATCGACATGACAATGGATTGCGACAAAGACTACCTCTATTCTGCCGACGGTGTCAGTGATACTCAATCGTTCGCTAAAAGGCGTAGCAGCGTTACGCCGATGTATTGGAAGCGCCCAGCCATCTTCATGCCGCGCTGGGCAAGCCGCATCCTGCTCGAAGTGACCGGCGTTCGTGTCGAGCGTTTGAAGGACATCAGCGAGGCCGATGCGCGCGCAGAAGGAGTAAGCGCAAGCGGCTGGTCGCCGTCTTACAGTAACCCGGACAATGCCGGATGCGATGAAAGCATATCTGCTGCTGATAACTTTGCTGAACTCTGGGAATCGATCAACGGTGCCGGCAGCTGGGATGCCAATCCGTTCTGTTGGGTCATTAATTTCAAGCGCGTCACGCCATGAAGAGAAGCGGATTTCAACCTAAACCCGACTGGAAGCCGCTCAAGCGATCAACGCCGATCAAGGCATCCTCGGCGAAGCTGAAGCAAGTTGGCGCACGGGCCAAGCGTACCGGGCATGGAAAGGTTAAGCCAACGGCTGAAGAAAAAGCTTGGATGAGCGCGATCTCGCAGTTCTGCATCGTGTGTCACTTGCATCACGGCGTGATAGCGCAAGCGGAAGTCCATCATCTCAAGCAGGGCGACAGGCGCATGGGGCACAGTTTTTCCATCGGCCTGTGCGCACGTCACCATCGCGGCGGCGCGGACGAGGGACCATTCATCAGCCGGCATCCGTGGATCAGGCGGTTCGAGGCTGCCTATGGCACCGAGGAGGAATTGCTCGAACAGCAAAGGGCCATCGTCGAGCAAATGCGCGCCGTTCTGAAAAATAACTGAAAAGGTAACTTATGAAAACCATGATTAAATCAATCGACGTGGCGCTGTCTGGACTGGTTTATGCCGTCGCCTGCCTGCTTGGCCTGTTGATTCTGGCAGCTTATGTCATGGCCTCCGCACTCGGAGTGATGCTGGCTCTCACCATCTACGCCATGAAATGTATAAGAGGCGCTGCTGAGAGAATCATTGAATAGATGCAACAAAGCGCCTATAGTTGCGGATTACAAACATTCCGCAGGAGAAATCATGCCAAGACCCAAGAAATCCAATATCCAGCTAACCGCAGCCGAGCAAGCCGCACAAGTCAAACTCGAAGCATGGATCGATGAAAAATATGGCCGAGGCTTGGCCTTGTCCCAAAAGACTGGGATCAACGTCGCCACGGTATCGCGCATGAAGAACGGCCTGATGCGGATCTGCCTGGAGGCGGCGATTCGGATCGAGCTGGCTACCGGCCGCGCGCTGCGTGCCGAAACCCTCTGCCCTTCCATGGCCAGCACCATCAAGCGATTTCGCAATAAGAAGGGCGAGCCGGTTTGATTTTGATCATAATTTTCCTTGAAATTCCAAAGGGAAAGATGTAACTTATCAGTGTTGCCGCTCGGCTACCGGTTGTCGTGACCGAAAGACAAGGAAACCACCATGTTGAGTTTTTCAGGAAGCCCCCGTCCAAAGTCCCATTTAGGCGCTCGCCGTCCTTGTCAGGGAACACGACCTTTGTTCGGGGTCTTCCTTAAGGGCTTGACATGAAAACACCAGACGTTCCACGCAAGCCATTCGTGCCGACGAATAATCCCCATCTTAGCGCTGCATATCAAATCGCGGCTGTGTTGAATATTGGTGGACTTTCTCATCAAGAAAAATCTGCGCTGATCAAGCAGTGGTCCTCGCACATGATCGTCTTCATAAAATCAGGGCGTAATGAGTAAGTCCCCGCAACTTGAAAATGGCTATACGCGGCTCGCTAATGAGTTGCTGGATGCCTTTTTATGTGCTGGGTTGACAGGCCGCCAGTGGACCGTTTTGATGGCAATCATTCGGAAAACTTACGGGTTCAATAAGAAGTCCGACGACATCGGATTAAGCCAATTGTCCTCCATGACTGGCATAGCCAAGGCGCATGTCAGCGTTGTTGTCCGTGAACTGGAATCGCGTCGCATCATTACGCGTCGCCAGGGATCGTTCGGTCATCTGATTGGAGTGAACAAGAATTTCATAATATGGTCTAGGGTTACCGATTCAGTAACAGTTCCTGAATCGGTAACGGTTACTGAATCGGTAGTATGGGGTTACGGAATCGGTAACGAAGGGGTTACGGAATCGGTAACTACACCGGTTACGGAATCGGTAACCACAAAAGACAACCATCCAAAAGACAATCAAAAGACAACCCCAAAAGACACTATTGCATCGCCAGCGATGCGAGACAGATTTGCTAGGTTCTACGCCGAATATCCGAGAAAGAGTTCTCGGAAATCCGCCGAGAAGGCATTTGCAAAACTAGCTCCCGATGAGCAGAAACTTGCCGAGATCATGATCGGCTTGCGACGGGCCGTGAAGTCGGAGCAGTGGCGCGATCCAAAATTCATCCCATATCCGGCAACTTGGCTAAATGCCGAAGGATGGATGGATGAGCTTCAATCCGAATACACAGCCACCGAGCGGGCCGTGATCCAAGCGTTCAATGATGAGCTTGGGGAGCAGCTTGGAACGATAGACGAATTGATTTTCTGCCCCGCACGCGCTGGCGCTATCCGTGACTTTCTGACGCTCAGCGAAAAAACGGATTTCCACATCGTCTATTTTTCGTGGATAGCGCAAAAATGCGAATTGCCGCCTAGCGTTGGATTTGATTGGCTGATGGAGCGCGAGACGTTCACAAGGATCAAAGGCGGACAATTTGAGAGAAAGGGGAAGAAGTGAACAACGAGTTACAAACACCTCATAGCATTGAGTCCGAACAGTCTGTGATCGGCGCACTGTTGCTGGACAACGATGCAGTTGATCGGATGGGTGATCTGCGCATCGATCATTTTTACCGCGGCGAGCATCGCGCCATCTTCGCCGAAATCAAGCGCCAGATTTCATCTGGCAAGGCATGCGATGTAATTTCGGTTGGTGTGGCGCTGGGCGACTCCGTGCCAGACTGCATTCCATATCTGAATAGTCTGGCGCAGAACACGCCGAGCGCGGCAAATATTGCGCGCTATGCGGAAATTGTTCGTGATCGGGCGTTGCGTCGTGGACTGATTGCGGAAACATCGCGCCTTGCAGAGCTTGCATTCAATCCAGGAGCAAAGACGGCTAGCGAAGTGCTAGATGTAGCGCAGTCGGCCATTTCAGCGCTGTCAGAAAGTCGCTCAGTGCGCGAACCTATCCGCGCTGGCCAGGCGATGATCGCGCATGTCGATGTGTTAGAGAATCGCGTAGAACGAAAGGTTCGCGGCATAGCAACCGGATTCCGTGATATCGACAAGCTGCTTATCGGAGGTCCGAACCGGGGCGCGCTTGTGATCCTTGGTGCCCGACCGTCGATGGGGAAAACAGCACTATCTCTTAACATCGCACTCAACGCTGCGTATGAATATGGGGTGCTTTACCTGTCGCAGGAAATGCAGAACGGCGAACTACTTGATCGCGCAATCGCGTCCCTAGGCCGCGTCTCTCTTAGCTCCATCATCAGCGGAGAAATGAAGAGAGAGGATTGGGACGCATTTACAGCGGCTACAGCAAAAATCAACTCGATGAATTTGCACCTTGATGACCAGCCTGCATTGACGCTGCTGGACGTTCGATCAAAGGCGCGGCTTATCAAGCGAAAGCACGGTTTAGACCTGCTCGTTGTTGATTACCTCCAGCTCATGTCTGGAGAAGGCGACAGCAGGAATCAGCAGATTGAGGAAATTAGTCGCGGCCTGAAGGCATTGGCGAAGGAGCTGAATATCGTAGTTCTGTCCCTGTCGCAGCTTTCCCGCAATGCGGCCGGCATGTCTCGCCCGAAGCTTTCTGACCTTCGAGATTCTGGTGCTATCGAGCAGGATGCCGACATCGTGATGTTTGTCCATCGCGACGAAGTTGATAACCCAGGAACTCACCTCAAAGGGATTGCAGATGTTTTTGTTGCAAAGAATAGGCAGGGGATGATTTCCGATGTGACACTGGCCTATGAAGGAATGTACACGACATTTACGGACTTCAGGGGCCAAAGGCCAGAGCCAGTTAAGCCTTCATCTAATCCGAAAAGCAGGCTTTCTGCAGCACTTTAACCGCACCATCGGCGCGAGCCGCATAAAGGGAGATAGAAATGAAAATCACGAAAGAAATGCTACGCACATGGAACGCCTGCCAAGATGGCTACGCATGGTTCCTGAAGAAATTCCCAGAAGGTGAGGCCGAATACCAGTCGGTATTGGATGCGCTCGCCGAAGATGACCGGCCATCGGATGCGAACTGGCTGATGGATCGCGCTGGATGCGATGAAAAGGCCGTCTTCGAAGCGGAGGCTATCATTGAGAGGAAACACTTCTTCTTCGCCGGAAGGATAAGCATCAATAATGAAATCTCCTTGACAGGTTATTTGCGCGCGGGCTCGGGCATCGAGGCGGGCGAGGGCATCAAGGCGGGCGAGGGCATCGAGGCGGGCTCGGGAATCGAGGCGGGCTCGGGCATC